TACAGCATAGTACGCACCTTCAGTATTTGCAGTGTTAAAAGGTTTAGTGTTTCCCTTTTCAATACGACGCTGACGAACTCTATCCAAACACACTTCTAGTGGTGTATCCATTCGTGCAAAAACAAATGGATTACCGTAACTATTCAATTCCTGCATTAACTCATAAAATCTTGCAAAACTGTGACTTACCAATAATCCCTCAAATATAACATGGCCAAATTGTGAAAAGTGCCTAACGTAAGAGCTAACCAAATCCTGAGTATCAACTGTATCACACCCACCACAAACATTTATATACTTACCAATAAAATATACAGGTTGCATTTTGTAGTGTACAACGTGAGCAGTTATATTTCCCTTATCATCATAAACTATCAAATCTGGACCACAGGAATTCATAAATGATCTTGCAGTATATGTTTTACCACTACCACTAGTGCCTCTTATATTAATTATCATAATATTCTCCTAACACACTAAACTTGTTATAATGACAACAAATACTGCTCAAAATATATATTATCTATAGCTCCAGGTCTCTTCATCCTAACATATTCCAACGCATCCTTCCCACTAATCCTTAAAACTTTCATGACTATCAATGCATTCACAAAACCACTTCTGTTTCGTCCAGCATGACAATGTGTAAAAATTGTATGTCCCTCTCGTATGAGACCAGACGCTGTTCCAGCAACAATATTTATTGTTCCATCAATCTTTGTTCCATCTGACAGTGGATGATAAATATAACGATGTAAACATTTCGCTAACAAATTATCTTCATTTTTGTATACATTAATAACAACATCTATACCCTGACAGTCTAGTATTGACATTTTATCATCTGCTGTTAAGTTACTCTTAAACTCAGCACCTTGATACAACTTACCTGGAATTATAGTTGTGAATTTCATAAACACACCTTTGATGTTGGAACAGATAAATCAATTGTATTTTTGTAATCATATAAACTATCTGACCACATATAACCATGATCATGCAACACCGCACCCAACTCATTTCGCACATTTACCCAACCATTCAATTCTCCTAATGCCCAATGTGGAAATATCTTAGCTCGCATCTTTACCATCTGAAAATCAAAATCCCAATATTCTTGTAATTTAGTCATGTATGCAATCTCACTATCTTGCGACCTACCAGGATATTGCCGTCTTCCAAAATAGCATTGTTTGTAATCACATAAAAACACTTCCATCTTGAACATATCAACATCTTGTCCAGCATCACGCAACCGCACTAACGCTTTATCTGCTATCACATTAATGGCATCCAAATTACTTTTAGAATCATCCCCCAATAATATCTCTTTGTGCTCAGGATACAATATTGATAGCATAGATCTAGGACTCCAACCACCCTTAGGACGTATATCAGGCAACCGTATTTGTAGATCACAAAATTTCTCTGCAAACTCCAAGAACTTGAATCCAGAATAACGTCCTAAAAACTTTACTGATTTTTGTGAGTGTTCCCACAAATCTTCGTACTTAGATTCAGCAGTACCACCATTTGTATCGTAATATTTACTACCTATAAGTGTAACTGCCCAATCTGCAAAATTCTTAAGGTAAAATGCCATATTAGCAGGAATCCTTACACACTTCCGTTCCCTTCTAGTAGCAATACCACCCCAATTTTCTGTTAACCAATTCGTAAGATCTAATAACGAAATATTTATCATTTCGTTATGAGTAAATGTTGTCCACAACAACTCAGCTGTTGGAACATTATAAACACCTACATAAACTCCAGCATGCCACAATCTCTCTAATAATGGTAAACCTTTACTCATATTACCTGCTAATGTAAGATGAGCATCTGGTCCACCAGACAACATATCATACTCACAAAATTCTATGAAGGATTCCCAATGCTGATTTGTAGATAAACTATTCAATAAATCTAAATCTCTATGTCCCATTCCAAACTCCTGTGGCATTCCAAGCCTTATCCGTAACATTTGCAATTCTTGTTGCAGTATATAACAAATCTAATTTCCTTATAAATTCCCTAGTCAATTCCCTAGATCCAGGCTTTCCAAAATGAAATTCTATGGCAAATGACCATACTTTATACAGTGGAAATAATTCTATAATTTCCTGAAATAATCCAAACTCACCACCTTCTATGTCAATTTTAATGACAACAGACTTAGAATTTACTTCCTCACATAAAACTTTCTCAAACTTAATGGTATCTACTGTAAAAACATTACGACCACGAATTGGAACAATTGAGTGCGCACTTGTATCAGTGGTACTCTCATAAAAATTTATTTCAGATTCATTACAACTTCTAGGTACAACTGCTGCTTCTATCAATTCCACATCTGGATAATTTTTAACATTTAGTTCAAATACATCACAATTCCCTGGGTGTGGTTCTATGCTAAGAACGTGTAATGCACCGCAGTCAATAGCATATCTAGCAAATAAACCAATATGACCACCTATATCCAATACTCTACAACCAGGAATTATGTTCAATGATCTATATTGATTTATTTGCCGTATAACGTATTTATCGTGCGTATCCCTACGCAACCATGCACCAGTCTTGTGCATATATAAATTAGTAGTTTCTACTGCCATCTATGAACTCTTCCGTGAATTTTTTGCATTCATCATCATTAAACTGAATTGGGGGAGTCTTGAAAAAGTATGAAGAAGGTAACGCTATCTCTCCTACCAACCTTCTATCCAAGGCAAGTTTAGCGCAACGAATTGCGTCAATTATTACACCTGCAGAGTTGGGACTGTCCCATACTTCAAGTTTCACTTCACACTTCAAAGGAACATTTCCAAACGTCGTACCCTCCATCTGAATATAGCAGAACTTTCTATCAGATAACCACGGAACATAATCACTAGGACCAACGTGAACATCATTTGGATTCATGGCATATGGTAACATACTCGTAACTGCACCTGTTTTAGATATCTTCTTAGATTCCAAACGCTCACGTTCTAACATATTCATAAAATCGGTATTACCACCAAAATTTAGTTGGTATGTATGATCCAACCTTACACCACGATCCACGAACAGACTAGTCAAAACACGATGCGTAATAGTAGCACCTACCTGACTCTTAACATCATCTCCAAGAACTGGAAGACCAGCCTCCCTAAATCTCTCTTGCCAATATGGCTGACTGGCAATAAACACAGGTATAGCATTGACAAACGCACACCCAGCTGTTAATACCTGTTCCACATACCACTTTGTAGCTTCTTCAGATCCAACAGGTAGAAAGTTAACAACAACATCTGTATTTGTGTCTTTTAATAATCTAACAATGTCAACAGTCTGATGATCTGATTTTGTGACTATTTTGGATAGGTACTTACCTAATCCATCATGCACCATACCACGTTCAACATTCACACCCAACATTGGTACATCTGCAAACTTTATAGTGTTGTTAGGATAAGACCATATAGCCTGTGATAGATCAAAACCAACCTTAGTGGATACAACATCAATTGCAGCAACGAATTTTATATCACCTACAGCGTACCCACCCAATACGTTATGCATAAGTCCAGGGATTCTATCATCTGTATCATGAACATTCATATAAAATTCAACACCCTGCACCAATGAAGATGCACAATTTCCAACTCCAATAATAGCAACATTTATCTGTTTACGCATAATAACTCCTTAATGAGCACGAATATTGGAACGTGACCCTCTGGTTGCATATTCAGGTTTGTATTTGGAAATTCCCAAATGTTCCCGAACTGCTGCAGTCAGAAGCATTGCTTCAATCTTTGGATTAGCATTCTTTTCCCAAGTTACACCTAGCTTTATAGCACGGCTCTTCTTTTCAGCCATGGTAAGGTTACTCCACTCACGACTCCATTTTAGGTAATCAGGACTCGCAACAGTATCCCAAAACGCTTTACCAGACAATTTGGTTCCCATAGCTATCGGATGAATTATCCCAGAAAACTTATCATCTGTTACTGTAACTTTCCAGGAATCCCTATCCTCACGCAAAACCATCAGGACAGTGCCAACCTTCATGTAATCCAAAATATCAATTATAGGACTAGAACCTTTCTTACGCAGAACAGGCTCTTCATGCTCTATGAGAACACCATCCTTATCAATAATCGATGAAACAGTCTTTGTCCTAGGCTCTTTCTTTGATAACTTCTTGCGCAAAACCGCTGCAAGATTGAAGGATTCATCATTATCATCAACTTCTTCTTCTTCAGTCTGATTATACAAAGATTCTGCCTCAACTACTTCCTCAACTACTTCCTCAGGCTCAGACTCATGATCTACTTTCCTTACAGTACCACGATTAATAATGTGCCTTTTCATATTAACTCCTTTACTTTTTACTAAGTATTACAGCATTACAATTAAGTGCCTCTATACACAATATACATTCGTTGCTATTAGCAAAGTATGCTTCTCCGAAACATGGAGGACGATTAGCAACTCTTGCAATAACACAATTATCAAAAACTTTGCATTTCGAACATGATGGATCTTTCGCATCAGCGCATCCAAAACATGCAGGAACCTTCTCTCCCTCATCAACAACAACAGTATCATCACCAAATATGTAAATATCAGGCTTATCTAAATAAATATATTTCCCATCAATGTCATCAATGACTTCTGCTGCAACCAGGAACTCAAATGTTACATTTGACAATTTTCCAGTTTTCGGTTTATCTTCTATAATCTTAGTGAGAATTGCTTTAAGTAGAACCTTCACCCTATCACCCAGTACATAATCCACCCCCACTTCCTTAGCTACCTCAAAAACTTCTTCCTTAGTAAAATCTGAATATAGATCTCTTATTAGATCATCATTAATTTTCATCTAGTACCTCCGAGTACGTTTCTTTTATCTCAACCAATGCCATCTTAACAATCCTATCAGACATTCCCAACACAATAGCTAATTGTGCATAATGTAACTTCTTAGTACAATCTGTGAATTTCATATCAACCAAACCGTCACCAAGAATTACATAATCGAACACCGTTACAGCATCACCAGACAACTTACTCCTGACACTAAATACCCTGTCATTGGATTCTATGATAGAAACTGGATCATTTCTTGCTCTTAGTTTGGTTGATAAAATATCTGTTTCTATAGATGTAGCATTCAGGTAATTCTTCCTGTACGTTACAAAATACTTATATTTCAACTCACTTATCCTATTATCAAGCATCCTTCTCATCAGAGCTCTCATTTGTTCCATCGGCAAATTCTTCGGTGAATAGTACGCTAAACCTTTAATCAATTCCTCATTCAACTCACTGACCACATCATCGAACTCCATTCCAATAACATCCGAGGAGTTCTTATGCGCTAGGTAATACACAAACTTTTCCATATCCAAACTCTGAATAGATTCCTGAAGTGTCGCTTCCATTATTGCCTCCATAAATAAATTATTGTGCCAATTATACTAAACTTGTTAACCAACAAAAATTAATTCACTCAGTGATCGTGTATAAGCCACATACTTTATATTATTTTCCTGTTGAACTTCCCAAGATGACTTTGCCATAGGATGAGGCATCAGCTCGGAATGCAGAATATAAACTCTCTCTGCTTCCAAACCTTTTGCCTTATGAACTGACGAGAAAACCACACCTTCTACGTCATCAGAGAAAATTGAATTTATTTTCCCTTCCAATTCATCTATAGTATCAATCCCATCGCATAAGGCAAAGATTGTCTCAGTCTTATCTTGTAGAGCCTGAGCCTGTGCATTTTTGTTCTGATCTGACAATTTCTGAGATTCACGACTAGAGTACTCAGTTAATGCAACAATTAATTCGTTAATGTTGCTTATCCTCTGCTTCTTGACCGTCTTGCGGATCATAGTTATCAACCCTGTTCCGATATCACGTCCCAAAATGACTGCCTTCAATCCATCACGTATCAGCGAGAAGGCATGAGGAACTAACGGTGCATTGGTTCTGCACAGCACCATATCAGCAGGTTTAACTTCCTTGATAAAATCTGCCTTAGTGATATTCCTGATAATACCGTCCTTAGCATCAGGAGCAAACTCAAGACCAATATCAGGGAACAATCTGTTAATCTGCAAGACGTGACTCCTGGGACAGCGGTAGGTTACCGATAGTGGTAAAACATCCGCATCAAAATGTTGGATAAGATTAGGAATCGCATCAACGTCGGCACCACGAAATCCATAGATTGACTGATATTCGTCACCCACCGCCACGATCCGTGATTCCTCATCCATACTCATAAGAGCTAACGCTATCTGTACTTTGTTAGTATCTTGCGCTTCATCGACAAATATGAAATTGAATTTCTTCATGGGAAGATCCAAAACTACTGGTAACCAGCACATATCATCAAAATCGATGATGTTGGTCATAGCCTTGCACTGTTCTATGATACTGGGAATCACACCGAAAATCATATCCGCATCGCCATTCAATTCTATACCGTAACGATCTACAATGAACTGCAAATCTTCTACAGAAGTAGACGTTAAATTTGCCTTGACCAAACTTACAATTTGCTGTATGGGACTGTATAAACTTCTCTGGGAATATGGATCCAAGAAACGGTCTATTATCTTATTAACCTTATCTTTATCGACGGTAACATTCTTCTCAAATCCACGAATTGCAGCAAATCCAAGTGCATGGTACGTCTTGCAATTCACATAATCAGGTAACTTTGTCCGCATATGTTCTGCTATCCGATTATTGAATGCTAGGTAGATGATATCCAAATCCTTCGACAGGAATGACAGCATCTTCACACCAGTGGTGGTCTTACCAGAACCAGCAAGAGCCTTCACAACCAAGGCACGTTTCCCACCACCATCTGCCATGTGAGACTTGACCCAATCATAAATAGCAACCTGATATTCAGATGGCAGGAAAACATCCTCTTTTACGAAGACTACTTTCTTTTCTACTTCCTGAGTATCGCTTGTCCAGTTTACTATCTTCCTACAAATGGGAAAACCTGAGCACCCCCAAAAAGGTTTTCCATCCGATCGACGCTCACGTTTCACCAATGCCTTGCCACATTCAGGACATAAAATTTTATTCATCTATTGCCTCCATAAGATAATAAGTGTGCCGACCTAACTTCATTATACTTCATTTTCATTGAAAAGTAAAGAGTTTCGCACGAATAATTCGTTGGATTTCCTTGTTTCTATATATACTAAACTTGCTTCATCATCAAAAATACTTTATTCCTCAAATCGTAATTATATTCTTTATACTCCCCACCATCGGCAGGATCACGATCATCCAAAAAATCCCATACAATAACCATCTTCCCTGCCCTACTAAGTGCCTCAGATAATTTCATTGACCAATAGCCAGCTCCATGGTCAAGTGCAACACAAAACGTTCCAACAGTTGAATTAACCAAACGCTCTATCTTTTCCCTAACAGGCTCTTTTCCTATTAATGCAATTGCATTATCACCAACAGCCATGGCAGAAAATGCTCCCTCACATATTACAACTTCATCGTAATTATCCAACGCAACAGAATTGAACAAATAATTTCTCGCATTTGATTTTGGATTAATGTATTTTGGATCCATCCATTTCAATGTAGCACGAGCCTGATAGTAACCATCTTCTATTGGTATGACAACCCTATATGGATGTGTACTTTCACATACTCCAAGATTATATTTCTTCCATATTTCACTAAAAAATCCACGTTTCTCAAGATATTTTCTAGCAAATTCTCCAGTACGTCCATTGTATAAACTTTTGAAGTCGGATGGCAGGCTTTGCAATCCTAACGATGAATTTATACCTTTATCATCAATAACACGCTTAGAATGACCATTATTTAAGGTTGGTTTGACATAAAGTTCAGACATTGCCACAATATATGAGCAATGTAGAACATTCATGACCAAAGTTATCCAAGATGCCTTATAACCACATTTGTAACAGTGACTAACGTGTTTTTTCTTACAAACCGACAAATGATATTTATCATCAAAATCACAGAAAGGACAACATACGTGCAAATCATTATCAGTTTCATGCACATCAAAATTTCTATACATAAAATCTGATATATCAAACATCCTGATCATTATCCTTTGGTGCAGTTGCACCAGTAGTAATAATTGTCTGAGACCTAGAATAATATTTGGCATCGAACAATGCTAAATTTTCTCCATCTCTTACCTTTGCCATAAACAATCGGCACTGATCAACCAACCTCTCATCCCTTGTTTGACACATTGCAACAATAACATCAGAAATTGCTGCCTTCCCAATATCTTCTGCTATATCTGCCATTGTGATTAACTCTTTGGATAACGATGCTCTATTAGATTGTGATGCGCTCCAAACAGGAACACCCCACTTATCACCCAACGCTCGCAAATCCTCATATATAGATGATAATTCATAACGCTTTTCAGTATATCTTTTTGTGGGAACCATAAGATCTGCGTAATCGTCTACTATTAATCCAAGGTTGAAGCCTTCTGCCGACATCCTCTCTAATCGATTATCCATATCATCTACAGTCATTTTAGATTGATGAATAACTCGCACTTTTCCTGGCATCAATTTCATGGCAGATTTTATGAGATCATCTTCATACCGTTCAATATTTTCATCCTTGTTTGGGAATCTGAATGTCAAACGTGCTGCATATCTCTTAGCAACAATTCCCTGATGCATCTCGTGCGTAAAGTGCGCAACATTCTTACCACTGCCAATACCTGCAGCACCGTATCCAATATTTATTAATCCCATAGATTTACCACGATTAGGAGGAGCTAAAATTATCCCCAGTTCTCCAGCACTAAGACCACCACCAAGAATCCTATCAACGTGCGTCCAGCCTGTGCGAACCTTATTAACAAAGATATCATACAACCACCGTTCAGTATCCGCAATAACATCAATCCCTGGAGATAATAAATTATCACCAACCATCAACGCTTTCTTCACTAAAGGTATGATGTTTTTAGTATCCTTATTCTTGATACATTCTACAGATTCCAAAATGGCAAGTTTCATGCTCTGTTCTCTTGCCCACTCAATAGCCTTATCAGATGCCACCCTTATATCCTCATCACAATCGAAAATCTCATACACAAATTGGGAATTTTCAGAACCTGACATAACTATAATGTCTTCAGGATCTGAAGGAACAGTTTTGTAATGCTCCCAATAAGCTATCAACGCTCGACACATCTCCTCTTCATCATCCGACTCGAAATACTCAGGCTGAATAAGATCTATACCATACTGAGTCACCCAGAATTTATCCAACATTAAGGATAAAATCTTTAACCTGAATGCTCTATTGAATGGATACTTATCATCTAATTGCATAACAATTTACCTATAATATCATTATAACTTTTACAAAACCCAACACCATATTCCTCTGCCAATCTATCAACGGCAATATACCTAAACTTGTCTGTAATCAAGTTTTCCTCATACAAACGCAACCATGCTACACTCAACAGCTTTTCCAGTTCAGTAACTGCATCCTTATACTTGAACACCCCATCCAAGTTTTTGGATATATAATATTTTGCTACCATCATCTCAGAATATAATAATTCATCTGAGTTATCATCTTTATGTATTGTAACCGTTTCACTGTTACAAACCTTAAGATATCTATTCAGTGCCCAATCACCACAAAACACATTTATTGGGATTGATTTGAATTTCTTAGTTACCAACCAACTCTTAAGCAACTGAACGATTGTGTATGTATAACTCTTCTCATCAATTTGCTTTTCCCTAAGATCATCTGCAAATACTGAAAAGATTGACCACTTAGAACTGACTATGTAAAACCTTACGCAAAGGATCTCGTATTGTGCCTTCTCGAACAATACGGCAAGGTTTGGTTTAATTGACAAATAACTGATTGAATCCTTCATCAATGTAAGTACCAATTCTTTCTTCTGAATGACTGAACAAATGCTTATTGGCACGATCTACAAAATCATACACGTGCAACACATTATCACCACCCTTCTTACGCATCCCTCTTCCTATCCGCTGTAATAACTTTATGTGACTCTTCCCACCACCAGCCAGTATTACAGCATTCATCTCGGGAACATTGACTCCTTCATCTAATATAGGACTGGAAATAAAAACACCTGATGTATTTTCCAAACGCATCATATCCAAAACTGCTCTCCTAACATCCGTACTATCAGAGCCATCGATCATAACAGAGCCAGGAACAAGACTAGTAATAATCTCTCCATGCTGAATACGATTAACCAATATCAGAGTAACACCCACTGATTCCTTAGCAACTTTAGCAATGATTTTGTTGCGCTCAGAACTATTCACAATAAACTCATCATATGCAGGTTGGTATTCCATCTTCCAATTATCTTTAGATTTAGATCCAACAGTGTAAATGTGAACAATTGGCACTGCTGAATATCCCTCAGTTATCAGAAACTTATTTGATATATCATATTCAATATCACTAGTAGCGGATACCAATTTCATATCAGATAAATTTTCACGTTTCAGAGGAGTACCAGAAAATCCATATCGATAACTACCTTGTATCTTCACCAAAAAATTCATGAGTTGATTACTAGACATGTGATGACACTCATCAACCATAATAACCTGATTATCTATCCAATCCTTTGCACAAAACTTATTGGATATTGTCTGTATCATGGCAACCGTTATGTCCCTCTTGTCAAACTTACCATCCCCAATTATTCCTATTCTAACACCCAACCTCTCAGCAAACCTTTCCGCAGTCTGATACATGAGTTCCTTCCTGTGAACCAATATCAGTGATTGCGGAAAATCTAGTCCCCAAAGCATTGCAGCCATGACCTCTGTCTTACCTGCATTGGTTGCCATTTTTGCAACGCCACGTGTTTTTGATATAAGAACATTTGCAGCTTCTATCTGATAATCCCTCAATATAACACCAGACAAACAATCGGGAGTAACTGATCTACTAACCAAGAATTTCCTATGATCTTCCAACTCAACCTTGTAATCCCTTCCCTCTAAACATTCTTTAACTAATTTCAACAAACCTGTTGGAAAAGATCTAAAACTTGTCATCAAACTCACATAACCATCCCATCTACCAGATTTATAACGTCTCATAAATCTGTATCCATTTGGTTTAGCTCTACACAGTTCCCTAACTATAGGCAAAACCATTGGATCTTCAACACTGCAACTTATGTCATTAACGATTATTTTCATGTAAATAATAATTACCTATAGTCTGAGTGAATACCCTGTGAATCTAGGTCGGCACAACCTTAGGAGGCAACGGCATTCACCCAGACTGTAGATAATTATTCATCCTACACTACTAAACTTGCATTCTCCCAAATGTGATGTGAACCAACATATCATCTGCAGCAACATCAATTGCTTTTCTATCATACACTCTGACAACATACCCAACAGGTAATGGAAAACTGGGTATAAGTGTTGATAAATAATCAGTATCCCTATATGCTGTTAGTTCTGGTACGTCCTGTGAAAATGTATAATATCGTGCCAACGATGCAGTCTGAACTATTCCTGCTCTAACTTCACATAGGACATTGGTACCATCAGTGATTGTTACAGCCATATTGCGATTACCAGCAGAAGCAGTTGTAGTAAGTGTAACTCTTATACCATAAATAATATAAATGTAATTCGCAGGTACTGTAAAACTTTTATCGCTATCATCTGCAGTTACATCAGATACAACAAATGTATCAAACCTTGATACAATAAGACGACCATTAACATCACATAAATTATGATAAAAACTACCACTACCATCTTTAACTGTATTTCCGTAACTCATAATACCTCCTACAAGCCTTCTACTTTATGTCTAGAAATTTCCATGTCCAACTCTGCAGCTAAAATAGCCACATTACTATCCATACCTGTTTCGAAAGAATACAATGGTCTAAGATCCCTAATAATATTGATCTCAGAAATGTAAGTAGTTGTATCAAACAATTTTACATAACACAATGGGAACACACCATTAAGAATTGTTGGATATACAGGCTCACCAACTGCAATAAGAATAGGTGTCCCAACAACTGATTGTAATGTACCAGTAACAAAATCTAAATATATAAATATTCCAACATTATAACCTGATGGTGGTACATATGAAAGAAGGTTATATGATACCTCACCTACAAAATCATACACAACTCTATTATATATGTAAATACCTCTAGAAACACTTATAGTAACACCAGAACCTGGATAAACTCTCATTGGTGCTATAGATCGTGGATAAACGTTTACTGCATCAATTCCTGGTAATGTGTCCTGCCATTCATGTGTCTCGTTGTGATTTAGAACAGTATATGGTTCACCAACATAAGACGTTCCAGGTATAACATCCCAATCAATGCCAGTAATGACTCTTCGATAAACCTTATTTGCACCCCTGGAAACTATTACTGGCAATCCTACCAATGTCTTTATCGTCGTGTTAAATGCCTGAAATACTGCACCATCCTGCGAATTTTCCTTTACCCAAACAAAACCAGGACGACCTGTTACTTCGCAACTATTAGATAAATCCACACCAACAGTTATACCCTTTACTGTTGCAATACCATCCTGTTTTACAGAATCACGGTTAATTCGTGCTATTATTAAATCTTTAATATCATTATTCATTATCAATTCCACCAAATTGTATAAGCTGTATCCTTGACTATCACACCCAAATAAAATGCAGCATCATCATCAACATCGTCTATGGCATAATCACCATGTGCTCCAGCCATTACTGCAGCACAGGCATTTTCACCTGCTTTATCAATACATGCACTATACACAGCTCTCCCAAATTCTATGCTGGTACTAGCACCCCAATTACTGGAAAAAATTAATCCGTGTCCACCACTATAAATACCATGTGAGGTACGGAAATACATATTACCAAGTCCATCACAACATGCATAATCATAGTATGATTGTTGTGAATCCCTCCAACTCCAATTACAATCAGAATATCTAACTAGATACGTCGGACACTGAAATAAATCGTGTATTGCTGCAACCATTCTAGTACCACCATCAGATATACCAATGCCCTGCATATATTGCAGTGCATATATTGGTATATCAGTACCAGTATCACATCTTTGCCAAGTTGTTCCTAAATCATCTGATCTCAACAACCAATTAACATTACGATTATCATAATAACTCAAATATAATCCACACATTAAAACAGTTCCTGAACCATTACAACTCGGAGTTCCCACATGAGCATTTATATTTGCAGTTGATAATTCTGGATAATTTGGAGTCCATGTAACTCCAAAATTTTTTGATATATATAAATTAGGACTCGAACCTATAACTTCAAACTGACTTATCGGACGAACCCCAATAAGCATAATAGAACCATCATCACTAATACATTTACTGGAGCAGGGTACTAATAATCCAACATTACAAGTTATATCAACATCAGACCAAGTAACTCCAAAATCTCGTGATACTATAATATTTTTTGTACCATACCCTGAATTAACTACATTAATTGCGAGCATATATTGACCAGAATGACTCATGCCAAATATATATACCATCGTAACTATTCCATCCATGCCAGTCACAATTGGAAACTTTAATATATATGTTTTACCATAATCATTTGAAAAATATAGACCACCACTTAATACACCACCAACCATATACAGACATAAAACACTAACATATCTGAAATCACCACTAGTCATACAAAACGAATACGCAACAGCATTGTAACTTTCATCACCTGTAGGATAACATCTGGTCCATACAATGGTTGCTGCCATTTATAATCGTGTCCCAGTTATACTCAAAGTAACTCTTTTAACTAACGAAACACTTATAACACTAAATCCCAAAATGTCACCCTTCAGTAATGTTTTATTCCATCCAACCAGTAATGTTCCACTACCATAAGATTTATATGCATTAAGTAACGTTGGTTTAGCGGACCCAGTTATGGAATTTAAACTTGTTGGTGGAAAAGATATGTATGGCACTTTCCAAATATCCACAACCACACTGCCAGTTATGGCAGATAATAGTACCCACTTGTAAATAACACAATTGAACGGTATTTCTGTATATCCTTGAATACCCAATGACAGTACTGCATTACTAAAACCAATGTACGTGCTAAATCCAAACAAATTGCCAGATCCAGGTGGTGTATAAGGTGGTGTATAAGGTGGGTAATAAGGTGGGTAATAAGGTGGTGGTGGGTCATATGGTGGTAACGGTGTTTCTGGATAAACTACTGGTGGTGCTGGTGGTTCATCTATTGGATCTACTATTGGTTCAGTTGTACCAGAAACGCTTTTTACCATCAACTCAAATGAGCATTCTGAATATACCGTTCCATTCATCATATCTATTACATCGGTGACTGACCTACATACCATTCTGATATTATCAAATGTAACACCACGAGCATCAGTTGGTAATGTAATAGTAAACCATTCCTGAGCTATTACATCAACTGGATAGTTACCAGCAAATGACAAACGTATCTCTATAAACTCCCTATTCTCCATTGATAACAATCTACCACACAACTCATTCAATTGTGCCTGAGTTGCTAAACACAACCGTTCCGCAACTACAGTATTCTTCCCTCTATTGTTTGGAACATTCCCTGGAGCTAAAGACATTATTGGAGTATACAATCCTCCAATATAAGCAACTCCTGATGCCAAAACAGATGCTGTCTTAGCTTCACCATTCCTAACATACTGAACATCTGATTCACCACGTCTATCCACTGCTAATATATCCAAAACCACAGGAACTGCAGCTTGTCTTGTCAATGACACCAGTAACAAATCCTCTTCCACGTGCATTCTACCAAGTTTGTCACAACATGTCTTAGCATAAATACCATTAGAATATGCCCAACTCGTAAGAGTTAATAACGTTCCATTCTCCATATCATCACATGCAGACATTGTGTTGGTATTTATTACTGGTAAAAACACATCGCATACTTCAAACAAAGTGCTATGCCATTTCCACAAATGGTGTATTGCCCTAGCAACCGTTAATGTTGTGGTTGGAAATTTATACCATGTATCAACTATAGCATTTTCTTCGAGCGATATACTAAACATATTACAAGCATCCAAAACAGCATCTATCGTAGCAACCTCAAACTCAACATATCCCAACGATAATTGCCTATTAACTGTCTCAGATCTTATGTATCCAACCAACCTAACATTACCAGCATCACCAATATACTGTTCAACACCATCGTAGTAAGATTCATACCACAAAACTACCTGAGTACCATCTGATATATTTGTTAGTTCTGCTCCCTTCAGTAACTTCACCCTCATACTCCAACCAGAATCGTAAGAGCCATTAGGATTAGATGTAATCTCAAAATCAAGGCATGGAGCATTTACACCACTTCTCTCATGCACATAAATACGTCTATAAGTTATTTGCGACTTATTATTGGAATCAGTTACTGTTAACTTTAACCAATATTGCCCTGCAACAGTAAATGAAATAGTTGTAACAGCAATGTTACTATTTGCTATACTACCACTGGAGCACTCCCAGTGATATGTTGTAATTGTGGCACCACTAGCAATTACATAACTATCACTTGCATCCAAGTCGAACGTTATCATACCAGCAGTCAGAAAACCAACCTTTGGAGCACCAGCTATTGCAACTGGAGGAGGATATGTATTCTGATCTGAATAAACTATGTCCTTATCCTTGTAAAAAACAAATGGTGTAGTATCAGAAATAAAGGGATATATTGGGAATACTTCATGATTATCAAGAATTGTTATGTAGTGAGAAACATCCCACACCACAGAATTTTCGTCTACTGTAATAACATTTCCAACTCTGGACCTGTATCGTCTGATAGAAACACTATAATCCCCACACGCCATACCAACATAAATTGTATTACCTTCAACAACATTTGCAATATCACCACTAATGTTGGATAACGTTATTTGTGTTGCACCTCTAACAATAGCAATAGATATCTTCCCACAATACACAACGGTAGGAGATAAAATTGATAAATAAAACTTCCCACTGTGAGGATGTTTTGTCCTAAGAGTTACAAGTTCTGCAGGTGATATGGTGCTCATAAACTAAGATATCCAATCTGCTCCACCAAATTTACAAACTGAATATTAACTGTTTGCATAGCATAAGGACTCCTGGCAACTGGAACACCGTCCTCACCATATAGTAATGGCTTCCACATAATAGCAGAAAAAACCTTAAATGCATTTTTAGGAATTGCAAACGTACCATCCCTTACATCGGTTTGTATATAAACGCTTGCAAATGTGGTTCCATTCAAGAAATTCAACAGCAACGCTAACTTGTGAATAGATATAATATCCCAAACCCAAGACGCCATTGCAGCACCATCTGACACCCTAGAATAGTCTGCTCTTACATAAGACAGACCAGCAGGTTTAAACGTAACCTGATCAGGTACACCTATGTTAAGATCTCTAAGAGCAACCATTGCTGTAAGCGATGCTCCAATTTTATATGACGTGTCCTTATTATAATTACTATTAACCACGATTCCTCTCTATCTCCATCAAGGTATTTACAACAACTCTCTGGATGTAAGGACTTAATGCATTTCCATCAACAGTTATCTTTATATCACGTTTCTCGTAATTAGTAGATGATGGAGTTGTATAAGGAGTCTGACCAATGCTGGGAGCCATTTTTAGTGCTTCGGGAACCAACATTTGTGATACTATTCCAGCTTGTCCTTTTGTAACCGTTGGAAGTTTGGGATTAAGTGCAGGATTAGATAATCCACTAAATGTCACACCTGCAGCTATCCACTGCGACCAACCTGTTATCATAGTACCCAAATGTTGAAAATACGCACCCCACTGATCGTATATTTTACGTAATCCTGCAGCAGTCATGCCATCCATGGCAACAAATCCTTTTGCCATTGTATCCAATGTCCTAGCAAGTGCTCTCTGCCTATCTTCCTCTGCCCACTTATCATTCAACAATTTCAATTGTCTTTGTCTATCAAGACCACGCTGGTAATTTTCTAACTCTTTAGCTTGTGCCTCATCTGCCTTCTGCAACTGCTTCTTAACAGACTCATCAATATTCTTAATAGTCTTCTGATATGCTTCCTCAGTATCCTTACGACGACGTTCCTGCACAACCTTCTCGTTAGCTAGTGACTTATCATAATTACGAGATAATTGTAACAATCCAACTGCATCACGTTTCCTAATCAACTCAGATGATTCTGTGTTGAACGAATTTAATATATCCTGTAAACGTCTACTATATTCCTTCTCAGCATTCAACTTATTTTCTGATGCAGTTTTTACGAGTTCTGCTTTTCTTTCTTCAGCACTAACCAAGATCTGTTGGATCCGCTCATTGTGAGACCGCTCATGATCTTCTCTTGCCCACTGGAGACGTAATTCTTCCTCTATTGCAGATCTCTGAACCTTTATAACTCTTTCAGATGCTGCTAAATCCTGATCTTCCTTCAACTTCTTCAATTGTGCATTTGCAGTAACAAGAGCAGAATCCAATTTTCGTGCTGCATTTTCTGCAAGATTATCAGTAGCATCAGTAGTACCTTTTAATGCATCCTCTGCACTTTTAGCTGTTTCCACCAATTCCTTCAGTTTTCCATTAAACAAATCCACAAATGTCTGTTCATCTTCTAAGTCTGCAATTCTATCTTTCCCTTCAGACACAGAAAGTTTTTTTGTTAACATATATAAACGAGTTTTCCATATTTCAGCTTGTCTATCCCACGTATCATCAGTCTGACCAGCGATAGCTGTAGTTAGTGATGCATACATCATAAGCAATTGATTAATTGTTGTTAGTGAGTCAACCACCACCTCAAAAGCTGTTTTATCCTTAAATAAATCACTAAACAAGTCTGATATGGTTGGAAGTAGTCCTCCCAATCTTGTAATATTATCTATAACTTCAATTATTGGTACAGAAAGTTCTACGGTAGCCACTGTAATATCAATAACAGATGCAACTATTCCAGCAAGAGAACCTCTCACTGAATCTATATTTTCCTTATTACTAGCAAGATATTCAATAATCCCTTGCAATGCCTCTGTTCCAGTCTTAAGAATCTCAACTGTAGAGCCCTGAAACATACCACCAATTGTTTCCTGCAAATCTTTTATCTGATTAGCTTGTAATATCTTTTGTCCAGTGGCAGTATTTCGTGCTGCATCACTAGCACCCTCTAATTTCAGACCTGCTGTCATTACTGCATTAAGAGACACCTGACGCTTTTCTGTCTCTGTAAGTGCCCTATCTGCAACCAGTGCTGCTTTCTTAAGCTCATCCTGAAAATCGACAACCAATCCCAATGTTTTTAGCATTCGTGGAGATTGATACGTTATCGACGTAATAATCCGTTCCAATGCTGTATACTGATCTACACCACCTACTGCAGCAGCATCCATAGCAACCTTCGCTAATTTTGCTGAATCACTCAAATCAAGTTCAGCCTGTAACATTTTCAGTAAAGCTTGTCTGGATTCAGAACTCGTATATCCTATCTTCTTCAACGTAACTTCATATTCATTTAGTGCTGCATTGGATACACCAGCATTCTCACCGACAACAGACAAACTGACACCCAAAGACGCTGTCTTTTCTGCAATCAATTCAGATGCACTAATAAAATCCAGTATGTTTTGTGTAAATTGAACTGCCCACTCAGCCAACTTAGTTGTAAGTGCAGCCACCACTCCAGCCATAGCACCTGCTGCTGGTGCAACAGATTCTATTGACTCTGTAACTTTACCAAAACCTTCTTCTGTTTTAGTAGATATTTTATCAATACTTGCATCAAATTTCTGGAAGAATGAATCTGTCTCATCCTTGAATCTTGCCTGAAATACAACCTCATTACTACCAGAATCATCATCATTCATTACTTAACTCCAATAGTTTCATTAATCTCTTCCTGTTGCAACGATTCCAACCACTGCCTACCCAATCTACCAGCTATCATATTAGCTCTAGCTAATACTGATATTGTGTACCAAGTGTCATCATAAGTAATTGAATAAGCCATTGCAGTTTCCATTTCCAACAATCTAACACTATAACCAACCTTACCATCATTATTATCTCTGTCCGCAATTACATCTACTAATGGTTCATCGTGCCATTTCAGACCGAAAACCCTGCAGAGCAGTGATTATGCTCTGCATGTCTACCTCCTGATATAGACACCTACTAATAATCATTTCCATCTCTTCCTTAGATGTTATAGCAATTCCCTTCAGGAATGCCAACGCTCTCCTACCAGGATGTGTGGGAATCTTATAGTTTGGAAATGCTGCTTCCATCCTATATTCCCACTCTTTATCCTCAAACTTTATTGGTCCATCTTCAATGAATACGCATGTAGCAAGCAAATAATCTCTTTTAGCTCTCTGACGAGCAACTTCAACTTTTGCACATTCTACCTCTACTCTCTTATATTTCAGATATAAATCCAACTCCTCTCCAGGCTCAGAAGGAATTGTATCTGATAAAACATAATCGTAATCAATAATATCCCCAGAAAACAACTTAATCTTACGCACTGGGAAATCTGGCATAGGGAACGCTTCAGTTATAAAATCCAAATAGTACGGCGATAATTGTTTTATTGATATAACAAAGCCAGATGTCAATTTCAAGTTATCCATAGTTTCAATCCACGTCTCCCATGAGGGAGACTACTAGAATATCCTTAGAGCAGTAGGAAAAAGGAGTAAATCCTACTGCTCTTTCAAGGAGATAATGAGAATGACTTTATAAACCAACCACATTAGATATTGTTTTAGAAATAAATGCAGAACCAGCAACAGCATCACCTCCAACAAATACCATATTGGTATCTACCAAGAACAGTGCATTTAATCCCACATTAGTAGGCATATTTAACTTCCACAACCTGATTGTTGCACCACCATCAATGGAGCGCAACGCTTTACCACCACCAGCTGTTTCGGCAATCACCCAAATATTAGAATCTCCCCAACTTCTAATACGTGATACAGCTGTAGCAGTTATGCCTTGTAACGACAGTGTAGACCAATTAGCACCGTCATCGTACGAACCGTACACTAAACCTGTAGATGATCCAATCAATACAGTTCCATCAGGTGTTACACACACAGTACTGTACGTTAAAGCTGCAGGCGCCGTAACTGCATCCCACGTAGCACCATAATCACCACTGGTAAGGATAACACTTGTTTCACCAACTGCCCACAAAACACCATTGGCAGTACCACCCATATCCAATAAATCAGTAGTGCCAGATGAATAAACTGCAGACCAGGAAGCACCACCATCACCTGACATATAGATGTAACCATCATCGGTAAGAGCATAAACGTGCATCCAATCCAAGAAAAACAGTTTTTTAATGAACTGACCATTTTTAGAACCTACTACAGCTGATACCCACGTTGTTGTACCAACTATACTAACATCCGCATATGCAACCTGAGCAGGATTAGCTACTCTGGTCGTGCCATTGGAAACAATTACACGATGACTCGTCTTAGTACCAATTGCAATAACGTCAGATATATCAAGTGCAGCAGCAAATGGATTAGTGGTTGTCTGAACCCAAGTTTCTCCAGCATCTATTGTAGACCAAACATTTGCTATATTGGTAATAGAACCAATCTTAGCAGTTGTAGAAACATAACCATTTTCTCCGGCATCTTCCTGGGATTTGCAATCTTCCAAACACTCACTTCCCAAGAAATACATACTAGTAATATCTTCACTCTCAAAAATGGTTCTGGCTGAAGAGAACTCAGTGTCCATGTCAAACAGCATAGGACCAATTTCCGCAACAAATGGTACCTGAGTCTGAATTGGAGAATTTTCTCCCTCTACGATAGAGAGACGATCCATACCCAAATCACCACGATGCGCACGTTCCCAGTGCATTACCAAAGATGACGCAAAATAATTATCTGGTCGGTCACAACGACCAAGATGAGCCTGCATCTGCACAGTGCAATCTTTCAATCCAAACAGGTAATTCAGTGTCTTCTGCAACCGTGTTTCCAACTGAAACTGCGGTAATCCAGGCTCACCACGAACTACATCGGTAATTACGCTTGCACCACGTTTACTGGAACTAGGCTCTCGTACAGCATTCAAGTTACCAACAGGATCTGTGATGTTAGTCATGCCGTATGGAAGCAGGAGCATGTAAGGTTCGAATTTCTTACGCTGCATCCACACCCGACCATCCTTATGAAAATAATTCTTCATGTTATCCTCCTAACATTTCTTTAGTATCACTAATTATTTTTATGGCAGTCAATTTTAATATAGAATTTATTGCTGCAATAACTCTGTTTGGATCTTTGGTAATATCCTCTATTGTAAATATACCGTGTGCATAAAAAGATTTTTGAATATTATCAGGCTCTATATGCAAACCAGTAGGATAAATCACTGTCCAGTCTATTCCATAATCAACTCCTCTGAATAAAATCTCAGTTGGTATGCTAAATTCTTCACCAATTGCAACGGTTACGTACACACTTTGGATGAGTTTGAGATCATCATCAACATTAACAACAGCCACATTACCAAACTTTTGTACGTACCTAACCATTGTAAATTCTGATTGTTTTGTCATAATTACCTAATCATAATTTATAGAATCACTCAAATTACCTTGAAATAGTGCCTCAAGTAATTTATCAGTTGTCCTACCATCACGTCCAAATCCATTCAATATTTTCTGTGTCTTGTCATAATCACCTGCAACAACCTGCATAAAATCATCTCTATCCAATTTACTAAGGACTTTGTCAGCGATGGCAAATGCTTTTACCTTCCCATTTGGAATCTCATACTCTGTATTAACAGCACCACCATTATCACCTGCCAACGCTTCCAGCGCACGAAAAACATTCTTATACGATCCTATATTATTAATCTTCTCACCAGTTTCTGCAGCTACCTTCAAATCGCTTCTTCTAGTACTAAACATTGTATCATTAGTTCCTTCATCCTGAAGTAAAGTTGGATTATTAGAACTGAGACCTGTTCCAAACTTTCTCTCCTGTCTCTTCCCATAATAATATGATGGCTCAGGATCTTCTTCCTCACCTTGATGCGTCACACCATTTATGTCTCTCCAATGTGGCTTTGATAAATCAACTTCCTCATTAATCTTCTCATCAGCCTTCTTCTCCCCACCACCCTTTCTCGGAAGAGAGCCACCACGCTTTCCTGGTCTTCCCTCATGGCCAGGATCTGGGAACGATTTTGTTCTTAAAATTATTTTCATTTCTCACCTCTTTTTATTATTATTATTTTCTATCATATATTCCCAACGTCCTAAACGCTCTTTTTATTGCTGCTTCCGTAACACTGCGCAAACCACCTACCTGCTCCCTTTTCTTCAGAAAGTCGGTAAGATTCTTCGAGAAGTTCCTAGGATAGATACCAGGAGCTGTTACCTTCTTACGAATATTAATCCTGGGAAGACCATGCACAATTATACCAGGAACAGCTGGAATTGGAAAAGTTTTGGGGATGTGTGGAGGATACGTAAACACAAGATGACCCTTCTTATTCTTTGGAACAATCTCATAAGGATCCCCACCACCACGCTCTCCAGTTCCTTTGTCTGCCCACAAATAGTGCATTCCTCCATCTGTCTTAGGATCATAACCAATACTCAGTTGCCATTCCTTTTCCGTAACTGATATCTTACTAGCAAATTTTGGTGCTTTTTCCCAACCAAGAACATTGAAATCCAATTTGTTTATACAATCCTCTGCTAAATTCTTATAAGCTGTACGCACCTCATTCCTAACCTCTTCTGCAACCCGTCTTGCTGCTTTTGGTCTACGTATAACATTTACAGAGAATAGTTTTGCCAAATTTTACCTCAATATCCATACCTGAATGTATGAGTATATGCTGGAGTACCTTCTATAGCATCTGGATCATGCTCTACCTCGTAACCAGAACCATAAAATTCACTTCCAGGAAGATTGTTGCTAGTTATCATATTCTGAATCTGCGCACGCTGTTTAGTGATACTTATACTCTTACTCTTGAATGAAATCTCAACTGTCTTAGAATTTGGAGACACATATATGTTATATGAATAATATTTACCGACTGAATCCTGGAATTTCTTCCATGCTGCATACTCAGGAAGTTTAGTTGTGTCTAGAGCTGGATTATCTTCCCGCCACTTCTTTTCATCTGCAACCATCCTATCATATGCTGAAATCTCACTTCCTGTAATCTTTAATTCTTGCGATCGTCTTGCCTGTTGCTCTGCAACTAGCTCTTGATTACGCTTCGCTTTATCATCATTGAACCTTTGCTTTCCTTCGGCAACCTGCCTTGCAAGATTTTCGGCATGTGGCGATTTACTAAAATGATCTACAATATCTCCAACTTTAGCACCCTGCTCATACATCTTTACAGGATCTTCATCCTTCCCATCACTGCCATTTCTTGAAAGAGAGCCACCTTGATGACCAGGAATACCCTTATGATCAGGAAACGATTTTGTTCTTATGATAAACTTCATTTGATTCCTCCAATAGCAGTACCAAATCCTATCTTAGATCTGGAATCCGCTATCCACGCATTTATAGCACCAGATTTATTTCCATAAGGTGTTAAATCATAATCCTTAGAATTGCAATCATCCAACCAATATAACTGAACAGGCTCACAAGCACAAGGTGAATATGGCATAAGTGTATGAGCTAGACGAGCCGTCTCAAGTTCCACTTTTATAGAACTCTGCCTACCTGACAAATAATTAATCCTCATGAACTTGAAATCAGTGCATGATGCAGCACAATCAGGAGAAGGTACTCCAGCAACCCACGTTGCCTGATGCACCTCCACAACTGCAGTTCTGTTATCCAACACCAGTGCAAAACCAGCCTTAATGCTTTCCGTAAAAGTATTTTCTATGTGAGAAACTATTTCTATACCATAGGTTGGATCATACCAACGACGATAAACGTCTACAGATGTTATAAAATTTGCGTCATCAAAATAATCCAGGTGATCCTCACGATCATCATTCAGAGTAGGATCCACCAGTCTACCTCTGGGAATACGAATCTCTACATTCCCACCCGAAATTGAAACATATGTTGGATGTATTGCAATCTTCTCACCTGGATAAGTAACTAAGATTTCACTTGCATCTGTAACGGTTGTTGGAACAATTATAACAACAGGATCATAAACACCATATATTGTTGACAAAACTAATGATACACCAGATGATATTAACGTGTCAGTTTTCTTACCAATTTTCACAAACCATTTACGATTAAGTATTGTAGATGATTTTGGTACGTGTCTCTCATTTGAAATATATTTTGGAGCAATGAAAAATCCCAATTCCTGTTCACGCATCTCCTCTGATGCTGCCAAATATTTTGCTAAATAATCTCGATGACCCTGAGTCCATATCGTACTACAAACATAATCATTTATCTCGTCAGGATTGTTTAAACCATTAAATGCATTTAGTGGTAATCCCATCAACTCTTGATACCTATCAAGAGTTATCCCCTCCTGGTAATCATCCGCTAATGTATTGTATGATATTCTAGCCATATAGTTACCTTCTTATCATATCGTGAATAAATCCAGAAACTCCCACACATATAAATATACCTACAAACGTGTCAAATATTGCATTATTATTGATAATAGAAAACGTAACACAAAATATGATAGATACCCACGTTGTAAGACACCAAAAACAACTGATGAACCTACCCAATGGTTTATCTGGATATTCTTCAATTTCCTCACCTGGACTATCCAAAACCTCAATGTATGTTAATCCAAATAATTTCCTAAAATTTCTTAGAATGTCAAATGGACCATCCAGATATCGTAAAAGATATGTAAAACCAAACACACCCAACGCAATGTATATGTAATTTATCATTTTAACCTGTTATTTAACCACTCAATAACACGTTCCCTATTCAGACCAAACGTCTCAATCTTCAACAGTTTCCTAGCTACTTCTTCATCAATATCTAAATTACGAATTGCTCTTACAGACAAATTTGCAATATCAGGCAAGTAATCAATGTCATCATTAATAGCAACCTTATCCAAATCTACAATTGGAACCTTCTCCACAAATGCAACAGAAACTCTTTTAACAGTAGCTGTATCAATAATCACATCTGCAGGAACTATCGCAGATACTTCAACAACTGGAGCAGTGGTAGTTGTTGAAGTATCACTCTTATTAACTCGTAACAAAAACGATTTCTTGTTTAGTGAATCTGGCTCTGATGTATCTCTCACATCTACATACAAAAGAGAATCGTACATAACCTTATAGGGATAATTAGTAACAACCCCACGATAATAATGTGTCATTTTCCCTGCACCACCAACGTAATGTGCCAAAACAAGTTCTCCCTGCGATCCAGGCATGTTATCAATTCTACTCTGTAAAGGAAGAACATTTGGTATACTTGAAGAAAATGAGTTGTTCTTAACCATCTGAGACCGACGAGCACCACCACACGATGAGCATGGCATATCATACCTCCTAACCATATCCAAAATATTTTTACTGATGTTTCTTGAGATAGCATCATATTTCTTAGTTCTCTGCAAATCATGTTGCCTATACATGATTAGTGGCTCATGAACATTCTTACCACAATATGTCCCAAGCAACCTTGCATTATATTCAGCATCCTCATACAAATTTATATCCTCATTCCAACCACCCAACGTTTTCCACTGTTCTATGGAATGTAAAACAGAAACTGGTGCGATGCCCAATTTCTCCTTTAACATTTTACAATCAAAATCCAATAACCTGAAATGAATTATATGCTCATTACCAAATTTAGATAGATCTGAATAAACTGGTACACCATCCCATATCAAATGCAATTTCTCAATGGCATCCTCTCCAAACTTATCATCACAATCCAAAGGAATAAACAGAGTCGTCTCAACCTTCTCAGTTGCCCTATTCCTAGCATATGAAACACCATGATTTTCATCTGATCCAAACACATACAGGTCTGATCTACTAAATTCCTTAATGAGTTTATTTACAACTTTATAAGGACTACCATCATCATAGACAATTACATGAACCATCTGATCTAGTGCAGATGCAACTGATTCCACCAACCAACCATATGTTTTGTCATCAACTACATATGATGGTATAATAATTGTAACATCTTTCATAATCCAAGTATACCCTTTGTATGAAATACAAATTTCTGCTGTGCCATCATAACTTCCAACTCCTGCACTCTAACATCAAAAGAATGATTTACAGAAACATATAATTGACCTGCCTCTGCAATCTTCTTTCTTTCCTCATCACGATCCAACCAATAAACAATCTTTTCCTTCAGGTCATCAAATGTATCCCAAATAACAAGATGAACTCCATCCTGCAAACCAATCAGTTCTTCCATCCCCTCAATTCTTTTTTGCAGCACAAACGCTCCAGCATACAATTCCTGAAACAACCTATTTGATACATACCCTCTTGCCTTTCTGCAATCAGATACTGCAATCTTGCAATTCCTGTATAACCTCATACCATCTGCAAAATCGTAGATGTTCATACCATTTGCTTTTATTCTTTTCCAATTTCCATATATACCAACATTTATGCCTTTAAGCGACCTAAGCACATTACCAAGTTCTACACGATCTGGATAATAAGCATTGCCGAGAAACAAAACATCGTGCTTAGGTGTATTCATCGTGGGAATACCGTCATCTGGATTTCTTATATCCTCGTAACCAATTTCCCAAAACCTGAAATCTATACCAACAGCTTTATATTGCTCTTCCATAAACGTGGTAACAAATAATGGTAAATGCATCAATTGCATCATAGCCATATATTGCGAATCCAATATATTTTCAGAAATAAAATCACCATTCCAACTAATGAATAAGGAATTTCTGTTGTATGACATAAGATATTTTAGATGATTTAGATTAAAGACTTTTGAATCCTGCAACTGCAATAAAAATATATCTGGCTTCCACCGCTCAGCTACATCCAATATCTCCAATGGATTATCATAATAATCTAATTCTACAACATGAAATTCTCTGGCAAGTGCCTCACGTAAACCATACTTTGTGGTACGCAACAAATCCGTTCTAATTGATGGATCATATATTGGTGCATATAAAACTCGTGATACAACAGACTCTGTTCTATACTTCCCAACTGAACCAATAATAGGACCACGCTTTCCATTACGAGTCCACTTCTTCACCCAAGCATTAGAATCTGGATGACCTGTTGCTGGATGATTGTCAATGGATCCCATATTTGCAACTCTAAGATCATCCTTTACAACATAATCATGCACGCACGCACATGGTTCTACAGGCTCTACCCTGTATCCCAATTCCAACATATTACACGATAACTCATTATCTCCAGCATATGTGTGAAGATAATTACCCCACCATCCAACCTTATCACCCAATTCCCTAGGAACTATACAAACCTGTCCATAAGGAACGCTAATTGACTGTCCATTCAAAACTGCTGACATGAACTCAACATGAAAAGCCTGCTCTCCACGATCCTGACAAAAACACCCAATACCAACATCTATGTGAATCTCCATAAAGGCAACTGCTGCAATAATAGCATCATCCATAAAAACAATATCATCATTCGCAATAATAACATACTTACCCTTTGCTTTTGCAAATCCAGCACTAAATGCCTTCACAGCACCAACCAATTTATTCTGTTCAATAAAAACAATATCTTCTTGTGTTTTACACCAAGCCTGTGTACCATCAGTACTTCCACCATCAACCAAAACTATTTCATATGGCAACCCCACACCTATAGAACTACGCACTGTTGTTACCATTGCCTTCAGATATCGTATGCGATTATACGTTCCAGTAACAACAGAGACAAGAACATCATCCATATTCACCTCTCACACTACTAAACTTGTAGGAGTTTGGTTTTCATCACCAAACTCCTACAAATATTAATAACCAAACTTCCAATATTAGTATAGGGAAGTCTTTGCTTTGTAGAGAACACCCTCGCCAGGAAGATATTCGATCTGGTAAGGATCACCATTCACAGGACGACGTTTCTTAGCACAAGAAACTCCGGAGATGCGAGCCTGTGCCCAAGGAGCAGAAATATAAACTTCTGGACTTGTACCAAGCATGAGGGTGAAACACCAATTATCTTCTTTCGCCTTAGTTACAAATCGTCCAGCTGCATCACTCTGAGCAGTGAATTTAGGAGCAAATTTCTTGATGCGATTCTCGTACACACGCATATCCAAAAATTCTCCGTAAAGCACGTCGAGAGAACCAACCTTACGAGTTAGCAGGTAGATATCAGTATTCCAGCCGTACAACGCTTTACCAATGTCCATGGTGTCATCCACCATAATCGGTAACCGTCTACCAGATTTCAACTGAATAAATCCAACTGCTGACGCACCGTCATACAAAGGACCAGCATTAAGCTGCATCCGCAATTGACGTTGCTGTGCTCGCAAAGCTTGATCTGACACATCGCCTGTATCGGTAACACCGCAGGTAGTGTAACAAGCATACGCATCCAAAAGGCAAGTAGCCATAAACCGACTGGTAACCAGGACCATATCAGTTTCTGATATGCTGCCAAACGCTGTAGCACGATACTCAATCTCATTGACAACTTCATCCATATAGTCAAAGAAATTACCATTGCCATTTATGAGACCGTCCAGATTATCATTCCAAGCTACCAAGATTGAATCCACCATAGGCATAGGCTGATTGAAATCATCAACATAACCAGTCTTAATAATAGATTCCAAACCGTCCATTTCATATGCATTACCATGTGAGCCATGGACCAAGTCACGACGCATATTCTGCTGCATGGCAGTCATAATACCGTTCATCTGCCATTCAACATCATCACTGATGAGCTGACCATTAAGACGGTAACGTGGGGATGTTTCACAACGTTCCTGAACAACAGTATGAGGATCCAAAGGATCACCAATAAAGTGGTACCAGGATTTGTGAACCATCTCGTAACCACCCTGACCATATTCAAAACCAACGGTAGGATCTGAGCAAGGAGCTCCAGCACCATTACCAGCTTGTCCAGCAGCAGTGCCTTCTGGACCCATCCATGTCACAAAATCAACACGCCGACGATAATATTTATTGGGACGCCACCCGATCCAATTCAACAGACCATGAGTCTGAACCTGAAGACCAAAGATGTCTCCTGCAGCACACTCATTGAAAATGGAATACCGACCATAAATATTGGTCGTAGAAGGACTCCCAAGTTCCTGCTCCTTCAGACGAACCAAACCAGGACGATCAAATACATTAGTTATCAATCCATTAGGCATTAGTCACCTCCACTTGTGACAAAATCTGTCATACTCTTCATTCGTTTTCCATTAGCACCAACAATCAAAACATCGTCGCCATATTCCTTAGCAACCTTCTTCACTGGTGCATTATCGGCATCTTCGTCGTCAGATGAATCTTCGTCGGATTCCTCATCAGGAGGAAACTTATTCTTACCATCCTTCTTCGGAGGAAATGCCTTAGCTCGCAGGACACGCAAACCGTTACGAGGAGTTTCAACTTCATCACTAACTGTGGTTTTCTTACCAATTAGTAACTCAACCAACTCCTTCAATTCATCAATGGCACCTTGCAATTCAACGATCTTAGAATTTTCCTTCAATTCATCTTCTTCCACTTCCACAGTCAGACCATCCAATTGCATAGAAACGACTTCAGATACCTGTTTAGCAACGATCTTAGAAAATTCCTTTAGGACACTTTCATCCAGCGTAAAAACATTATCCGAATCAATGGTAGTCTCAGACTCTTCAGCATCAGCTGAAAATTCCTTCAGAAGTATAGCTTCAGGAATGTTGTCAAACTCTTTAAGAGTATCTTCCGAGATACCTTCCAACCGCTCATCTACTTTCAACTCATCCAAACCAGCTTTCAGTAACCGTGTTCGCAATTCTTTTTTATTCATTCCAACCTCCATATATGATAAATCAATTGGAAATGCACTAACACCTGTCCACGGCACAGCAGGTACATCTGTTACCGTAATGTCAAATGTTTTTGCCTTCAGAAATTTAAGGTTACCCAAAGATCCCTTAGATCCCAATTGAATAGAATTACACGTGGGACATCTAAAACCTATCGCCATGTGTTTGGTACGGATTAACAAATCCTCTCCGCAATCTGGACATATTCCTGAAGCCTCAAGAACTCTAAAACCTCTGGATACACGCCACTTTCCATCTGCATTGCGGGACAACATCTTCTCACACACATCCAAAGAAAAGGCATCATTGTAAGACGATCCCTCATCAATAGCAAAAATACCAACTCTGGACATCTTAGATACCTGCCCTATTCCAAGACCACCAGAATGGAACACCCTAAACTGTGGATAAACTCCAGTTTCCTTAGCAACATTCATATCATAATCAATTGCAGCAGTTGTAAAAGTTTCTCCCTCACGATCTTTTATTGCAGCAGTTGATACGGCAGTTATCCAATAAGTTCCATTATCCTGCTTAGTGACATAAGCAGAAGAAATTTCCTTGTCTAATATATTATCCTTTACCCACTTACCACCAGAAATTTTATGTGATTTCTTAAAACTAGAAATTGCTATAGACCAACCATTCTTATCCTCACCAATTGCATCAGCCATACGTGCAATGGAATTAACCTGTGACAACGTTAGTTCTACATTATCAACTTCTTTTATACGATTATCAAAACGTGGCATATGAAATCCTCATAAACAAATATACCTGACAACTTCAACAATCATGTGTTAGTACCCACCAATGTTATTTGGTACTTCTATATTTGTAGGAATAACCAAGATTTCCTCGTGCTCATTCCTTGATATACATGTTTTACAATGTTCTGCAACAGATAGTTTCCAAACAGCTCTTACCTTTTGCGACTGTTTTGTCTTTGAAATAACATTAAGCACCCATCTACACTTACATCCAACCAAACATTCGGTCGAGCCGTCCCTCGGCATGTAAGGAAGTAAGTACTCAAATATGGGACCAGCTTCCACCAATGCTGCAGTACCAGATGATGCCAAACCATATAACCGTGCACGTGCCTTAATCTTTGCTAATGATATTGTATCACGTGATGCAGAAATATCATTTGCAAATTTGTGAAGGTATTTATACTGCTCTCTTAATGGTGTACCAAGACGACCCCAATCTACTGATGACATATTATCCCAACCACCCTTAGCAATCGCTGATACACTAGCATGCAATTCTCTGATAGAATTCTTCATGGACTCTTCCCACTGACCAAGAGAAATATCACCAGAATACATTTTCTCAGATAAATTATTTACCATTGTATCAAATATGTTCTGTCTAATATCTATCAGAATTCCCTTACTCTCTTCAGATATTGGAAGTTGCTTTGTTATAATTTCATCTGGAACGTATACAACCCTAGCTCTTGTCATCTAAGTATGTATCCTCTTCTTCCACGGTTAATGCATGATCTTTTAAATCTGGATTACTTCGCCACAACTTACTTTCTGATTTTATCACTGCTCTTGTAATACGAACACCACGTTCAACTTCCTGATCTGGTATAGGTTTACCGACAATATTCCTTTTAACAACAGGAACATCTTCCACTGCAACTATTGGATCATCTGATTTTGTAACAATAGAAACATCTATCTTTGAAAAGTCTACAACTGTAGGACTAACCAAAGTTATAGGTGGTAACCTACGCTCTGTTAAAATTCCAGCCTTCCAAACAAATTCTGTAAAATCATCCCCATGGCCTTCTTTATGGATATCAGAATCTACAATAACCGTACGCTCATCTGTAACCATGTAATCTGGTAAAACACCTTTATCCGCTAATAACCGTAGTAATTGTTTTTTGGTTATAACAGGTTCCTCTTCTTTTTGTGGAGCATTTGGATTTTGTTTGTCGGGTGGACCAGATTGATCGGAGCCTGTTGGTCCTGTTGCTCCAGTCATTGCCTCTTTCTTCAGCTGTGCACTAGGGGATCCAAACGCTGGACTGAGCTTAGGACCATTTGCACCAGTAGGATTATTTAGAGCCTGTCCTCCAGGACCAGCACCAGGACCAGCAACTGGACCAGATGTTCCTGGTTTGGAAGTATACAGTGGTAAGAATGCATCTATCCAAGCCTTAGCAGTATTAGCTGCAACCAGATCCTCATCAATATCTTTTGTATCATACTCAAAATCTACACCCTCTGGCAATTCACCATTAATGTGACGTTCTGTAATTGAGATAAACTCTCCCGCACCCTTACCCTTTGCCTTCAAATGTTGGATCTCTGACTCACCAGCAGTTCCCAATGCACCAGATGAAACTGCCCAAAACTCTCTAACATCTACACCAAAACATAATGCTAACGTATTAACATATTGTGTAACAACGGTTGTCCTATCAAACGATTCTGGTAATTGTGAAAAGCCTGTAAAATTAACTGCTACAGTAGAGTTTGGTTGCGATCCAATAAGCCACAAAACTTGTGGGAATGTTAGAGAATCATTTTGCTTTCTCTTAGCCATCCATAAAGAAATAGCGTCATTAAACTCGTCCATTGTCATACCTGTTACTGCAGCAACACCCTCTGGTGGAAGATTATTCAATTTCTCGGCATCATAATCGTGCAATCCCATCAGTAGTTTTGCTGCAGATAAGGCTCTTGATACTGCACAGAATCCAGCACCAACATTTATTTCTCTGGTGGATGGTAACGACGAGAAGTGCATAACCTCTCCAGGTTTAAAGCGTATCCTCTGACCAGTCAATTCAGAATTGTATTCTACAGGAATCTTAGTATTTCCTGTGAGCTGGCAACATAATGCATCCATGTGCCCTATCTCAGTAATAGGACTATACTGATCTCCATCACGTGGTGTTTCCAAGAATACTCCACGATCCGTGGTATAAAAATCCTGTGCAACTGATGAGATAAAACCACCCCAATCATAACCACCAATGTGCGCAGATCTAGCAAATAACTTTGCAAATTTCTGCGCAGAATTTCTCCTACCAGCTATCCTCCAGGACTGAGCTGTCATTTTTGCAGACATGGAATAAATTGCACCTGCCAAGATAGGTTCATTACGCCACAAATTCGAGATATAAATATCTCTCTGCTGTGTTCCATATTCTGGGATAACATCTGATTTGGTTGCAAAGTTTCTGAGGAGATAGTATGCAGATGCGTACGCTGTATCTGATTTGGTATTACGGACATCCAATAATGACTTGTTGGAGAACGCTTCCTTTTCCTCCATTATGCCTTCACTGACCATATCATCAATTCTGTTAGAAATAGTTTCTATGTTGTTAGCATTCCTAACAGCTCGTAAACCAATTTCCAATCCCATCTTCAATCTTTGAAAAGTATTCATTATATTATCCTTGTGGGATCGGAGATCCCTTACAATTTACAGTATACGTTAGTATACTGTAATATTGTATAAAGCTTTTTTGATTGATTCTTATTATACATTATTATAACTATTATCATTATTATCTAAATTTGCACAGCTATATACAATGCACGGTATTATATAGTGTACCTGGAGATTCCGACCACGGAAAAGTGTTATATAAATCACAATAAATTCGTGACCTTATTTGTAGCAGAAAATTGTGACAAAAATGCGATTTCATTTGGATGAACTGGAACACCCGACGGTAATTCCTTTGTTCTTGTTATATACTCTATCGCAGCAACCCTCAAATCCAAGTTACCATTCTCACGATACATACTATTCAAAACGTGTGTGATACCATATGTATCGTCAATTTTTATGAAATTCCACAAAATAAGCATATCCCGAAAACGACCCAGTAAACCAGCATCTGGATCTGAGAAGATTGTCATGCCTCCCCTAGCATAAGCATTAACCGATATCATGTCTTCAATTTCAAGAATCTCACTGAGTATTTCATCCATATCAGCACCAACGACTAACTTATCAGACTCGAATCCAAAAGCAGTATACATATTAGATGTATATGTTTTAACGATTTTCTCTGCTTTACCATAATGATCTGAGTACAGGTGCAGGGAATCTGCAAAATATGTCATTTTTCCAACATCCACACCAACTGCTTGTGCAACATATTCGTGTAAGACAGACCACTCAAACCAGTTAATCCCAGACGCACCCCAAATTATATCATTACTACGCATCACTATTGACATGAGTAATTTACCATCACGCACCATGAAGTGTATCCAATTTGTGCATGGGATATCTTTTGAATCTTCATAATCTTTTCGTGGATCAAATATTGATATAACAGCCTGACGGCTGGTAAGGTTACTCTTTAGTATATTTACAACATTCATTATCTGATCTACACCGTCATAATTCCTAAGTCTGGGACCATAACCAGCTCTCCACACGACACCATCATCCGAGAAATTTACCGCTCTAGGTAAATATCTTGATAAGAAATTAACATCATTGCGACCAGCAAGAACCCATACAGTCTCTGCAACTGTAGCAAATATGTTATTATTCCTGTGAGGAATGCATATAACACGCTCAGTAGGTTTATCTATGGTTATGAGTCGACCAGTTAGTTCAAGTGTTGAAGACTTGACACCAGTACGTCCTACAATATCAACAAACTTCCCATCATCCAACAAATTTCCCAGTTCGTTGACGAGAGCCGTAGTAAAATTTATGTAACTCATAATATCCTCCAATAACAAAATTTAGTCTAATTTGCTAAACTTGCTATTGTCGTATAAATATACCGCTACTTAATGAATATCATAAAATTGTTTATGAACCATCCCATATATACTCCTTTAAGAATCCTTTCCTTCAATAAAATCTCTTTCTCAATATCTCTATAAAAATTTAGGGAAACGAATAAAGATTCCCAATAATTGCGTGGACGACAATTCACGTGTCCCTCCCCACCCTGCATAGGTTGTGCAGCAGAAAATATAATTGTATCTGATAGTTGCACAAGATTCTTGATAACTTTTAGTGAATACTGTGCTTCTATATGCTCCAAAACTTCCAAGCATATACATAAATCATACATATTCCTTTGTAACTTTAATGATAGATCCAAGATGTTAACTCTCACTAAATATTTCAGTGGTATAACTGCATTTTCTACAGCAACACCGCTAGAATCTATCCCGAGAACTGCAATATTATTCTCTATCAACGGTTTAAGATACAAACCTGTAGCGCAACCAACATCTACCACTGATTTAGGAGCAAATATATCAATGATTGCAGCACCAAGATTATTAGCAAACGGTGTTTCTTCAATGGTTAACTCAGTAAAATATTTTTTATCCATAAAGTTAATATTTCCTTAACCAATTTAATTCAGTTCTTTCAGGATGTAATTCTCCCCACCCAGATTTCCATAAATCCATTATCTTAAAGAAATATTCCTCATACATTGCACCAATTCTTTCACACGAAAAATTTCTAATTGCCCAGTCCCTACACGCCCTAGTGGATATTTTATTGATATTCTTTGCCGACCAGATATAGTCATCAATAGTACGACAACGATACCCAGTGACTCCATGTAGAACAGTTTCCGTAAATGCGCCCCAATCACTAGTTATTACTGGAGTACCGCACATCATGGCTTCTACAGCTACTCCACCAAATGGTTCTATGTAATAAGTTGGAACAAATACTGCTTTAGCATTTCCCATCAATACAGATCGTTCGGCAGATAAAACAGAACCAACAAACTTAATATGATCCCCTTGAATATCAATATGTTCTGTCTCATTTTTGAGAGTACCCTGTCCTGCGATTATAAGTGTAGCACCAATTTCCTTAGTTACCTGAACTGCAATGTCTACACCCTTACGTAATATAATTCTGCCAATGTAAAGGTAATAATCTTTCTTCTTTTTAACATATGGAAAATCAGCAGGATAAAAATAATTTGGTATAACACAATCGTACGATGGTCCATCATTTACTCTTGTAATACCATACATGTAATGCATCCAAGAATATGATTCATATACCTTGAACTTTGTGCACGTACCTGTATAACCTATTCCTGTCTCTACTGCAAGTAAACCAGTACCATCAATAACAACCTGCTGGTAATTTCCCATTGTGATACATAGAATATCTTTGTTTTCTTTTCTCTTATTTATCTCTCTTACGGCATTGTTATTGAATGTTACGTATGCAGAGTCTTTACCATCATGTTTGAAAAACTCAGTGCGCCAGTCATAATCACCATAACAATCAATACGCTCCTGGTTAGTGATACATTGTATCAATTCTGTGCACTTAACATCACTACCCTCTCCACAATAAAGATAAACCTCGTGACCCAATTCTGTCATCATCTCAGAAAACTTCAAAATCTTCTGTGTGTATGCACACATACTCACGTCCCTATGAGTAGGGACGTGAGCTAAACCTAATACATGTAATCTAAGTTTTGTTCTCATGCATTACTAAACTTGCATGCTTACAAATTTAATCAACAGAAACAACTTCCCAATTTGTAGCAAACAATTCTATTACAGTTACTACCCATGGAACACAACCAAGTCGACTGCTAACATACAAATATGGAACTGTCATTTTACTGTTTGCATCAGGTAATTGTGCTCGTATAACAACATCAGAACTCCAATGTGGTAATCTCATACCATTACCAAGTTTCACCATCTCAAATGCTAATCCAAAATTCATTATCCACTCCTAGCTTTTGTCTCAATACTTGTTCCAACAATATATGCTACAAGAATGTAGACAATGTTGGTTAACTCCTCTTCCGCAATTGGGAAATCTGGTTTAAATGTTTTTGTAGTCATTAAAGCCAGTCCGATAAACGCTGCCCAGAACTTGCGACTTGTCAATAGGTACTTTAGTTTTGTATTCATTTATTCACCTCCTTTCCTTCTTTCTTTTTTCCAAATGGTTCTCCGCCAAGTAAGGTAACCTGAGCAGATAGCAGATCAACTGCGGTTTGCAGATTCTCGATTTTAAGATTCAGTTTCATAACCGTATCTTCAAATTTTTCTTGTTTAGCGTGCCACACTTTAGCTTCATCTTCCAAAAGTGTAATGCATTTTCGCAGTTCATCACTTATGCTAATTTGATTAGTTAATGCTTCCTGATACTTGAGTACTGCATCCGCATCCAGTACCTTCCCTTCTTTGGGAGTCAGCTTCATGGCTTTCCATAAAATTATTAATACTCCTATTCCGGAGATAATATCAACTAAGTTTATTTGCATAACGCTTTGCTCCTATTAATTGGTTTGCTACCATCAACGTTAATGTCAATGTGAATAGCGGGTTTGTTACTTCAGCATTAAAACTGGAATGGATAGCCTCTGGTGTAAATAACGTTATAGCATACACAATTACCCATCCTACCGAAATGGCAATTGTCAAAAATAACAACCATGCCCAATTGCAAACATTTTTGACCTTATAGTAATACCTAACCGAGGACATTAACAACAGCATCGATAGGCACAAATTGACTCCTGAAAACACTACCATAATGCTCCTCCTTACGTGAACTTTGAATTAATCCGGCTTGTTGCCACTAAAATAGCGTCCAGCTTTGAATTTATCGTTGCCATGTCTACACCAGAGGGAATAGTACCAGGATTCGTAGTAGGAGGGATAATAGGTGGTGTTATAAAAGAAGTAAGTCCCATATCTCTACGCAAACTATCTACATCGTGAGCATACGTAAACATCTTCGGAGATTTGGAATACATCCACCATTCCCAGTTACCGGCATCGTACGGTAACTTAGGACGTTTGCCGGAAAGTATACCAGTTTCGAAATCAGGAAAAGCAAGTGATGCTTTTTCTTCTGATAACAACCTGACTATTTCCTGATTACCAGGATAATGAGTTACTGGGTCTAGATTCTGATAAAGATAGGTGGTCTTAATAAGTTTCGAGTAACGCTTCCTAACCATATCCATGAAGTGCCTACCGACGCTACCGATCCAGGGTGGATCAAGGTATTGCCCATTACGATTAATGACCGAAAAATCCAACATGCAAAATTGAACCGTGTGCCCATTGATGAACCTGTCCAAATATTGAATTTGTGCATCCTTGTCTGGCAATGGCCACTTTGTAAAATTACCAGGATCGAATCCCTGGTCGGCATACCAGAACATATCGACTTCGTAAAATATTCCACATGGTATCTTATTGTCAGCACATAACTGGCTTATCATTCCAAATGTAGTTGGGGCTGGCTTTGCCACAATCCCGTCAATCCCTGATTGTATTATTATCGGGATCGCATCCCCTTTATCTATGTATAATACTTTTGCACCCATAATAATCTCCTATTTATAAAACACTTCTGTATCTAATTGAACACATGTCCAGCGACCTGGAGACAGTTCTGCCCACGCATTTACTCCCCCAATTCCAATAGGTTTAATAGTTGCACCAATAGGTATTGATCCAATAACTGGAGCTAATAAATTTGGTGCTGTCCTGACCCTCATCTCCATTTGTGCTTTTAATGTAAACTCACCAATCACTGGAGGAATTGGATCAACAACTGCTCCGGATGTAAATTTCGCAAAATCTTCCTCAGATCCAGGGAATTTATTCATATCCAATGCAAAGCACTCATTAAATCCGTAATAAGTTGCATTACGACCCTGATCATCCACAGTGTCTGAGTATTGCCACAAAAGATATTCTGTCCATGGAGCTATGTGTGGCTTTTTCACACCGTAATTTGCAATCCATAATTTGCGCTTTGTCAACGGATGTCCAGCAGGTAATGCCATGTAATTCTTGATAATATCATAGCTGGTATACAAAATAGTTTCCTGACCAAATGCTTGATCGCACTCAGCGAGAAACTTTTCAGTAGTGTTAATCAACGCTTGTCCATAAGGAAGTTCCTTATAATAATCTTCTAAATCCATAACAGGTGCAATTTCCAAACATCCAGCAAAATTGTAATAATACCTTACCTGATCACTTATGCTAGATGTGGTACGGTAATAATGATACGATCCTCTAGGTAAAATACCACTCAGTGCTTCCTTATGTAACTTGTAAACTACATCCTGCTGATCTGTACTGAGAGTGGCTCTCATGATTACAAATCTACAACCTGCTACTTTGCACTGTTCCCAATCAACAGTCTTAGGAGTTCTCCAATCATCAACATACTTACTGGTGTCAATTCCCTGTATCATTCATAAACCTTTCCCGTCATTGCATCAATATGACGGCACTTTATCGATGTATCTACTAATAACTTATACCCAGCTTCCCTAGCTAATTGTGAGAAGAAACTGTCCTGCGTCATATTTGGTGTTGTTTTGAACCAAGGATATGGTATTTTCATGAATATTCCAATTGGATACAGTGTGCAACCCATGGCAATTGTGTATGCCTCTTTTATTGTTCCATCCGCTGACATAGGTCCACGTACATTATCAATCTTTTCTATGTGAGCACCTTGCAAACTGACTTCTTTTTTTGGATACCAGGCTCCAACTACACACTTAGAATTTTCTCTTATTAATTTCAACAAGCTAACAAATGCATCTGCTGGTGGAAAAGTATCATCCTCAATTGTCAAAACAAAATCACATTGTTCATCCAAAGCCATCTGTATTGCATAATTATATGCATCATCAACAGCTCTATCAAAAACATTTAAAATTTTAACCTCAGCACCACTAGGAAATGCAATATTTTCAATGCATGGCAATCCAGTTTCAGCTTTTTTTATGGTGGGTATTACCATAAGACAGCGCAACTTTCCATCCGCCAAAAATCTTTTTTCCACTTCCCTAGAAACATCCAATTGTGGGTATGTCATTCTACCAATTTGCCTCAAACCTTCCTGGTTGCTCGCACTTATACGTCCTGATGCATTCATGTCAAACTGTGCTTGTGTTTCCAAACGAATCCTAAATTCTTCTTTTTGTGCATCATTTAGTTGTTCTCTTGTATACTTAATAGGATAACTTTTCCACAAGTTGAACAGCACCTCAAATTCTCTTACAGCACCCAATATAGTACGTCTCAACTGTTCCAATTCTACAATCAAAATATCCCTTTTACAACGCTGTGTTTCTGTAAATACCAAATGATTTTTTATTTGTATTTCTTTTATTCTAGTATTCAATTTAGCAGTGCGTAAATTGTCGTATGCTATTGATAATTCTAGCACACATTGTGCATATTGCTGTTCAGTTGTAAATTTGCAATTAACAACTAAATTTTCTAGTGCATACGGTGTTCTAGGCATCTGAATTTCATCAAATGCACTCAGCATTTTATCCAAAATATCTTTATCCATTTAACATGCCTCCGATATACCAGCAGAACCAACTCGTGACTTATATACCCTTTCATAAGTATCAGAACTTATTACGTGTGTAGAATATGTAAGTTTGTCAATTGTCTGTATCATTGCTGAATAATAATTAGTATATTCTCCACACACTATATATCCACACATAATACCATCTGATATAGCTGACATTCGTGCTCTAGCATAACTTAATCTAGGTGTTGTAACAGCTGATGTTACACTAGTAGAAAAAACTAATTCAGCTATAGAATACGAATAAGCTGTAGAAATTCCACCACAAAAATATCCATAACTAAATCCATCTGATAATCCTACCAAAGTATGTTTCGCAACAGGCAAATTTGCAGCTGTAACTGCAGACATCACACCAGTAGAATATATAATTTCATCTGTTACATTTTGTATAACAGTATCAGTATCTATTCCACCAGCGATATAACCTCTAACTGGACTATTATACATAGATCCATCTGATAAACTTCCACTCATATTTCTCTTCACACTCAAATTATAATCTGTTTTTGCAGAAAACGTGCCAGTAGAATATGTAAGTTTTTCTACTGCATCAGAAACATCTGTGCAACCTATTACATATCCATATAATACACCATCACCTATTCCAACTAATCCAATTCTGGCATGTATAAGATTACTAGTACTTTTAGCATTAGTAACTCTTGTAGAATAAGTTATTACTTCTGTTGTTGCAGCATCCCCAGTACCTCCTATCCAATAACCAAACGTACTAAAATCTGTTATGGTCGCAGTCCTAAAAATATATGATGTAACAGTAACCAATGTAGCAGGACAACAATACGACAAAATGGATGTTGAAAATGTAATCATCTCCACAAAATAGTATGGTGCATAACTATATTCAGTGTAATAATTACCACCACCAATATAACCACACGTTCCTACACTCATGTAATTATCTACAATACCAACAGATCTACAAAATGGTATATCACGTCTTATTTTTATAGCTTGATAATCTTTTGTCATGCTAAACCATTACTTCCAATACCCTCATCATGACATTCTTCTAATGTGCATGTTGTATCAATTGATATAATTTGCGTAGAAAACGTCATTTTAAATGTAATATTATTTGGTATAGCATATGAATTACTATCAAGACAAACCCCTCCAACAATATATCCATATGTAGTGCCGTTAGAAACTCCTGTAAAATTATGACTATTAACTGAAAAACTTGCACTTGTAAGAGCATTAGTTGTTTGAGAAGAAAATACAATTACATCTACTAACTTACTATGATTTGCATTTCCACCAACCCCACACACTGCATAACCAAAATTAATTTCATCTGATATGCAACCAACACTATACCTAGCTGTAGTAAGATTTGCTGCAGTACGTGCAGCACATGTTTCTGAAGAAAACGTAATCATACTAGTCCAACTAATCCAGCCAGTTATAGTACAACCTAAAATATATCCATACGCACCAGAATCCCAAGTAGAACCAAGATAAGCACTTGCTGCACTGAGTTCCATTGATGTTTTTGTAGCCATTATTTGCGATGAAAATGTGACTTGAACAATGGATTTTATTCTTGTATAATTATCATCCTCTCCACCACAAATATAACCGTACAATTTTCCATCTGTTGTAGCACATCCCGTCTTTCTGGCAGTTGGTAAATCGGATGTAGTTTTAAGAGAAAACATGCCAGTAGAATATGTCAATAAATCTGTGGTGTTACAGCACACCCCTTGATAACCAGTTAATCCACCTGATGTGTATCCATATGCTGATAGATCAGATAAATTTGCTTGATTTATCCTACGAGTAGATAAATTACTAACATTTGCTCTAACTGCTACACCAGTCGAAAAATTTATAACATCTGTATATTTACAATATACATGTTTAATATATCCTCCTGGAATGTATCCGTATGGTCTATTTATTGTATTATCTACAATATTAGGAAACGTATTTCCACCCAATGCTCTACCTCTTACAGCTATACAATTCACTGTCATACAACAATCCTATTTACCCAACCTGTGATAGAAATAACATTGGTAGTGCTAGCAAATGCAGCTACAATTAAAGGAGTAGCATTCCCTTTCAATATCAAGCCAGGAACAACTAAATACAAACCTGCTTTTGTAGGTATCGTACAAACTATCACATTATTTGGTACTGTAACACCACCAAATTCTACAGTCAATGTAACATTAAGAGTATGGCCATTATATGCATATAACCAGATTTCATCTAGTTGTCCAGAATCTGTTGAACATGTATGAATGACAATACCAGTAGTTTCTGTTACATTAACCAGGATTCCTTTTCCATCGGTGGAACCTGATAATATCAATTTGGAATAACTTGCCATAATATTCTCCTATGCAAATATCTGTATCTCAAGAACAGACGCTCCTGATGGTCCTAATGGACCAGTTGATCCTGATGGACCAGTAGGACCATATGACGCTCCAGTCCATCCAGTAGCTCCAGTAGCTCCAGTAACTCCAGCTCCAGTTAAGCCAGTAGAACCAGTTGCTCCAGTAGCTCCAGTTACACCAGCTCCAGTAAAGCCAGTAACTCCAGTAGGACCAGTTGCTCCAGTAACTCCAGTTACACCAGCTCCAGTAAAGCCAGTAACTCCAGTAGGACCAGTTGCTCCAGATGGTCCTGATGAACCAGTTACACCAGCTCCAGTAAAGCCAGTAACTCCAGTAGGACCAGTAGCTCCAGTAGGACCAGTTGGTCCGTATGAAGCACCTGTATATCCCGTTCTCCCTGTTATCTTAACAGCACCATATTTATTAATTATCTTCATTTGTATTAAAATATTCCATATATATGACCAAGATAATGTTCTGCACGATTCAGATCAGCTTGACTTAAATCTGTATCAAACATTACTACCTCTGCAACCCAACCACCGATAGGGTTGCTCAGATCAGTTCTCCCAATTGACATAATTTCATTCGGACTCCAATAATCGTTTCTTGATGATAGAACTGTATTGTTTACCCTAAATTCTCCAACGTGTGCAGCATTTACATGATAACAAACAACGCATGCATTGTACGGACTAACATCAGTAAAATATTGCTCTGTTCCAAAATAATATCCCCACTGAGCAGAATTGGTGTATCTCAAATTCCACCATCCACCAGAATTTATAACATCACCAGTATTCCCAGAAGATCCTTTGCAAACTACAAGAAAAGTGAATGGCACTGCATTAGATGTATCATATGTAGACGTTAAATAATCATTTGTATCATCAAACCAAAGAGCAGGATATCCATTTATTACATTTGTTTTAAATATAGGCTTATATGCTTCTGTTGTTTGCGTAAAATCATACAGACCACCCCTAGCTGTCCATGTTGATATTACATCATCATTACTAGCAGACAAATATCTTGCTCCTAACCACACCTTTAAGCTGGAAATATTAGTGGGATTCCACGCAGGTGGTATCATAGGATTTATACTCCCTGGGACCCTCCTTCTCATGTGCTGCACAGCACTTACACCCAAATCATCCAATGTCGTCATTCAGTTATCCTATTAACAAATCCGTGCGCAACTACCTTACTTCCAGTTGCAGCAAATGCTTTTACTATGTTGGAATTATTTAGTACCAATCCTGGAACTACGAATTGTAAACCTGCAGCAGCTGGTACACTCACAGCAATTTCATCTGCTGTAGCATCGCTCCCGAATTGCACCGTAGTTAAAATTTCCTCAGTTGCTTCTTGATTTACAAGATATATCCAAATTTCATCCATATTAGCAGTCCCACTACAAGCAGTATGAATAGTTGTTGCAGAACCAGACGTTGTTCCAGTTATCAATATTCCCTTCCCATTAGTAGACCCACTTAGTAGCACCTTTGAAAACAAAGCCATTATATATACCTCCTAAGAAAAAACTAACATTTGTAACGTATCTGCACCAGCAGCACCCGTAGGACCAGTTAAGCCAGTAGCTCCAGTAGCTCCAGTAGCTCCTCCAGGAGATCCATCTGCTCCAGTAGCTCCAGTAACTCCAGTAGCTCCAGTAAAACCACTAACTCCAGTAGGACCAGTTAAGCCAGTAACTCCAGTAGGACCTGTTAAGCCAGTAGGACCAGCATTGGTAACAACATCCATTATACCATAAACTCTTATAGAATGTATCAATGATCCAACATTTGCATTACTAACAGAATTTTGAGCTGTTACAGTAATATTTTTAGCAGACCCTTGACCACCTTCCATAATATGTGATAGAGTACTCGTATATCTACCACCAGAATCAATACCTGATGTAGATAGTGCTATAACTCTATGAATAAAAGTTCTTATCGTCGAACCATCATACTTTATCCTCCATGTAAAATCCACTTTGGCAGAAACGTCCTGTTCATATCTACTACGCACAATAATTTCAATCATAATATATGTATAACTATTTATTGCAAGAGATACTGTTTTTAGTGCAGCACTTTCTGCAGTAGCAGAAACATTTTCTGCTGAATTAGTCTCGTCGTATGATAACAAAGACATGGCACCAACAATTGTGAACGTTGCTCCAGATGGTCCTACTGCTCCAGTAGCTCCAGTTGGTCCTGATGGACCAGTAGGACCATTGGGTGTCCCCGATACTCCAGTTGCTCCAGTAGCTCCAGTTACACCAGCTCCAGTGAAGCCAGTAACTCCAGTAGGACCAGTTGCTCCAGATGGTCCTGATGAACCAGTTACACCAATAGGACCAGTTGGTCCTAACTCTCCAGTAACTTTTTCCTCACCAAGTTTATTTATAATTTTCATGTTGTGGCATCTCCATATGACACTGTCCATTCTAAATCAGTTGTAGATGCACCTACTAAAGCTATTTCCAGTGATTTATCTTCGGTATCCAAAATATATAAATCGTCATCAGAATCAAATGTATCACCACTGTAAAGTGTCCCCTTCCAAATTGTTCTTAAACTTTCATTGTTATTCAAAGATAGAATTACTACAGCATCTTCTGCAACCATTGGATTATGTATAGTAATATGCCGTACCAATCGTCTTACAGACTCTCCAGGAGCTGGGACAATTGTAACAGGTGTAGTATCATTAGTTACTCCATCATTTCCTATTTCGATGAATGCCATTTCCTACCTCCCAAACCATATTCTATTAGCATCTACACTTCCACCACCACCAGTACCGCTAGGACCAGTAGCTCCAGTATATCCTCTTACACCAGTTTCTCCAGCTCCAGTGAAGCCAGTAACTCCAGTAGGACCAGTTGCTCCAGATGGTCCAGTTGCTCCAGTAGCTCCAGTTTCTCCAGCTCCAGTGAAGCCAGTAACTCCAGTAGGACCAGTAGCTCCAGTTACTCCAGTTACACCAGCTCCAGTGAAGCCAGTAACTCCAGTAGGACCAGTAGCTCCAGTAGCTCCTCCAGGAGATCCAGGTGCTCCAGATTCTCCATCAACGCCAGATGCTCCAGTAGCTCCAGTAGCCCCTCCAGGAGATCCATCTGCTCCAGTAGCTCCAGTAACTCCAGTTTCACCAGCTCCAGTAGCTCCTGTTCTACCAGTAGGACCAGTTGCTCCAGAAAATCCAGTAGGACCAGTGAAGCCAGTAACTCCAGTAGGACCAGTAGGACCAGTAGCTCCTGTTCTACCAGTAGGACCAGTAGGACCAGTATATCCATAACTGCCAGTCCATCCAATTGCACCAGATGCACCAGTATCACCAACTCCTGGACCAGTAGCTCCTGTAGCTCCTCCAGGACTTCCTCCTGGACCTGTTGCTCCTGTAGCACCAGATTGTCCAATCCCTGTTGCTCCAGTTGCTCCAGTTACACCCATATCACCAATACCAGTTGGTCCAGTAGGACCAGTAGCTCCAGTTGGTCCTGATGGACCAGTGTTACCGCCAGGAGCACCAGATGATCCCGATGGTCCTGATGGACCAGTTGCTCCACTAGCTCCAGTAGCTCCTCCAGGAGATCCATCTGCTCCAGTAGCTCCAGTGTTACCTGTTGTACCAATTTCTATCCAAGCTGTGCCATTCCAGATGTATTCTTTAGTTTCAGTTGTATCGTAGAATACCAATCCCAACATATCCGTAGTCGGAGTAGTTGCATTCCTTTCTGTAGTTGTACCAATATATAATCTTCTAGCGTGTAAACAAATCATTTATATAACCTATGTAGTATCAACAGTAACAGTAACTCTTTCGCTGTTTAGCATGTCAGCAGTAACTCTATCTTTTGCATCATTGGTATCTCTGAACACAACAGTAGCGGAACCTCCACCAAGATCTGTAATCTCACTCTTCCCAACTGCAACAGCAACCAAAATTCTCAGTATCTGCTCTAATGTAAGTGTGCCTTCTACAATCTTTGATGCAACTGCTGATGCAACGTCCGTGTTTCCACCACTCGTCAACTTGCGAGTGGTGTATGACCAGATATCAGCTGGAGTAGCTCCACCGCCACCACCAGTAGAAACTGTAATCGCCTGAACTGGTTGCTGATAGTTTATCCTGACTGTGTATGCACCAGTTGTATCCACAAATGGATCTCCACCACCATCTACCAGGATAATGCCTCCGGTAACTGCTAGGGTGTGGTCGGCTTCGTCGGGAGCAATTCTCCAGCTATTAACCAAGAAACCATAGACGGGAACGCTCGTACCTGCACCCGAGTCAATGGTATTACCGCCAAGCTCATTGAAGGCATTATTGTATCGCAGGTTATTGCTCGTAAGTGCCCAGTCTACCCATTCAGTGTAGACACCTACGACATCAATGCTAGTCGTGGATGCATCGCATACTATCCTTTTTGTAGTCCCATTGAATGTCACAGTGGCTGAGACAAGCGCATCATACCCATAGTCTACGTTCTGTGCTATAGGAATTGAAGAGTCAGTAGCAAGTAGCTCATATGTAAGTACCTTCTGATACAGGTATCCGGCAGACAGTATTGCTATATCAATGTCACTTCCAACTAAGGTGTCCGGATAAGTATACGATGCTACACCCCCAGCGGATGTAACTACATTGGTCAATAACGTCTCTGTACCGGCACTCAGAAATGCAACTTTTGTTCCGGTCTGTAGACCAGTAAGAGTTAGAGTATACTGATCCAAATCGTACGTGTAATTTTCCTGCGATGTAAGCGTAGATGTAGTATATATTCTTAGATATGTAATGGCTGTGATGTTACCCGTTGTCGTTGTAATCTGTATCTTCAATTTGAAGCCAAGTGCTGGATCTATGGTCTCGGCAGATAAGTTAGCTCCGGATAAAGTTGTCCATGAATTGTTCCAACCAGTACCGTCATTAACATCAATATCATATTCCAGCGTATAATTCCCAATAGTTCCACCTGACATAACAGGTGTTACATTCTGAAAACCAGTATGACCCTTTCTGTAGTAAGCATCTTCCCACACAGCCTGATCACCAACAACACCCATCAGGATACCACCAGCAGAATTGAACTTCCGAGTTCCTGATACCATTGTGAAGTATGATGATGTTTCCGTTGTCGGCTCGTTGAATGTCAGCACATATCTCCCGGATAGGTCACCCGAGAATAGGTCAAAGAAATGCGTACCATAAACGGAACCTTGACCAGTAACAGAACTCTCGCCAGTCTTGCAACCTTTCATAACGGAGTTAAGTCCTGCATCCAGTAGAAGACAATTTGCGGTAGGATACATTGCAAGCCTACCACCTAGTACAGATTCATGCGCTACGTTCTTGTCTGAGTTAATGGTTGCAAATGGGGATGTACGCATATTGTCGTCTATGTACAATCTCTGCGTCCTAAGATTGTAATTATTACCGCCTGACCCAAAGCATACACCCATCGCGTACAGACTTTGTCTCCATGATCCACATGGTAAAGGATTGTCAAAAGTACCTGCATTTCTGAAAGTTATGTTCGTTCCGTTAGCTGACGTGAACAATCCTGAGTAAGGATGTACGTTAGGAATGACGCCATTAAATCCAAATGTTATACCATCAACAAGAATATTAACAGAAGCTGCACCAACATTCACAACGTATATCGGAGTTGTTAGATTAGTGTATCCAACATACCTATCTACATGATCCCAGTCGTTTACTGCGATTGTATTGCTTGCTGCGACACTGACGCTGCAATTTATACCTCTGCAATTATTGATGGTAATGGTAGAACAATATGACAGACCAATGCCATATCCAGAGGATCTAACAAATTGCACGACACCAGTTAGGCAGTTAGAAATCGTCTGACCTATGCAATAACTCATTGCAATGGCATGACCGTTAGAAGCTGGTGCTCCACCCCTTTGGAAATTGCAATTCTGGATCGTACCTCCGGCAAAGTCGGAAGTCAGTGCCAACGGAGCAAGAGCCAACGAGCTAATATTTGACACGCCAACATTATCAAGATCCAAAGCTGTAGCGCACTCGGATATGATTATTGTATTGTAAGTTGAACAATCGTTCAGCTTCATAGAATATGACTGAGAGAAGTTCATATACCATGTTGAATATGCGAACTCAAAATCGATAGCTCCAGCAGAGCCAGTTGCCCATTCTGGACGACTTCCGATAGTTCCATTGACCAAATTTGATGCTCTTGATGCAGTAGCAGCTTCCCGCAAAAATACATTGGGTATCCTAACGTGACAATTATCCGGAGGGATATTGCCAATAATCTGCTGTATCGTTACGTTACCGGAGTCAGCAGATGCATCATTGTTAGCTACAATGTGAAATGTATTAGCGTCTGGAACAGCTACGATTGTATAAATTCCATCAACACCTGCACCAGTTGTGAAGTTAAGATATACCCTGTTACCAATGGCAAGACCATGACCGTTAAAGGTTATGACGTATCTGGAGTATACGCTAACATTTCCGTTTGCGACAGCTGTTGCGTTTGGATACGCCACAATATATGTATTCGCAGCAGTACCACTAGCACCTGAAGCATAAATTGTATAATCGCCATCAACTCCACCACCAGTCGTAAAGTCGCAGTATACCGTATCGCCAATGCCAAGAGCATGAGCAGTAAAGGTTATCGTTAGTCCAGGATATACGGTAGCGTTCCCACTCGTATCGCCAGTTGTTAGTGCGAAGGTATACTTGTATACATCCAGGACAGTAATCGTGAAAGTCCCATCTAATGCTGAAGCACCACCATCTGTAAAATTGACACCAACCACTGCACCTGTCTTCAGAAGATGTCCTGTTGGATAAGTTATGGTACAAATATTTCCTGATACAGCATACGTACAAGTATGAGCTACTTGAACATATGCAGAAGCCTGAGCAGCTACGTTCGCATAAGCTGCTGCTAAATCCGAGACCTCACCAAATTGGATAAGTCCACTACCTGCATCTTTCACAAAATTACGTCTACGGTCGTTTTCTCCAAGCGCACCACCTAGATGAGTTCGTGACCACCCATCAGCAGCTACAGCTAACGATGGCCAATATTCATAAGTACCTGATGACTCCACTGTCTCCACCCAAACACCTGGACAGTATGTCGTGGCTCCACCGCCATTGGTAGGTATCTGTATCTGCTGAGCAGTAGTGCCATCTGTGTCTGCGAGATAAAACCAATCACCACGGATCTCATGTTCCCCAAGTCTCGGTACGGTAATCGTAGCAGCAGAATCGGCAACGATCTCTATCCAACCCGTAACATCAGGTCCTGTGGCATTTGCTGTACCAGTCCCAGCACCGAAGGTCAGAGCACCTGTCGTAAATGGACCACCTGTCACTTCCAACAATTTTAGAAATCCTGAATCTCCAATTGTAGCAGACGGAACAGCCGTTAGGGATGACCAATAACCTAAAAATATTCCTGTTACAGCACCCTGAGTTATTGTCGTACCAATGGCTGATGTACCAGAACCTGTATCTATGGGAATCCATCTAACCTTTGTTCCATCAAAAACAAGTTTTCCCTCTGTGACTGTAAGATTACCGACAGTTCCAAGCATTGATGCAACTGAATTTGCATGCCATCTTGTATCTGTACGTATTGTTAATTGACCACCCTCATTCATTTCCCACACTTCACCACTGATGCGCTGAGCCTGTCCTATCTTAATGTAATCCAAATAGGTAACACCCTGCACCGATGTACCAAGCTGTGAGAAAGTAGCAGTACCGTCTGTACCAGCTATTGCGTAGGAACAATCAACGGATGCAGCCTGTAGAACTCCATTAAGATATACGTCAACAACACCAGCTAGTATAACAGACCATTTGAAAGTCCATTCCTGCCATACATCCTGTACAACCAGATTGGTTCCCACCTCATTCCAAGATGCTCCATCATACACGAATAAACCGTCTGAAGCAAATCGTATCCATAATCTATACGCACTGTCGTCGAGCCTTGCTTCAAAATAATCATTTGCAGCCAGAGTACCAAGTGTATCGAAATAGCACTTTATGGTCAGCCACTCCGGATCCACAAAAGTTCCTACATCCCTTGTTCTGATGGCAACATTTCCTGCTCCAGCTGCTCCTGAGTCGAACTTGAAACAAGATTTGCTGTCAAAGAATATACCTGTCGTACTTACACCAGTCCCTGTGTCACTATCTGTCCAATCTGTTGTAGTATTGCCATCGTAATCAGCTTGTGCACCACTGGCAAAAGTTATCTGATCTAGATTTTTGGTCTCAGTTAATATAGACATTTGTTACCATCCACCTGGAAAATAGTTACTACTGACAGGTCCGGTAGCACCTGTAAAACCTTGTGGTCCAGTGGCTCCACTTGCTCCTGTAGAACCAGTTTCTCCATCAATACCAGCACCCGTAGGACCAGTTGCTCCAGTAGCTCCATCAATACCAGCACCCGTAGGACCAGTTGCTCCAGTAGCTCCATCAATACCAGCACCCGTAGGACCAGTTGCTCCAGTAGCTCCAGTAGCTCCAGTAGCTCCACCAATTGTTATAACACCACCATCATCAATCCCTGTGTGCCCATGTACATTTGTCCCAGAATGGATAGCATTCCAATCTGATGGCTTTGTGCCAGTGTATCCAGGCTCATCCGCAATAGGATTTACAAATGAATGCTTTACAGGCATTAATTATTCTTCCTTTATGCCAGTAATGTTACCACTGTCATCCCTCACAACAGAAAAGTTAGTAGAATCATTGTAAGGTTGTAACTTTATTTCATTGTTAACAACAACTTCTGGCACAGGAACAGCATTATTTACAACTACATTTGCAGGCTCCACAGTTATAGCCTGAGGATTTACAGTGACCTGTGGAGAGCCTACAGTAATAGGAGTGGGTAAAACCTCATTATTTACCACAACATTGGGTGTAGGATTTGTAGGAACATGAACTGCAACAGGAACAGATATATTAAACGTAAATTCTGTTGGTGCTGTTACTGGTGCTGTTACTGGTGCTGTAACGACCTCTGGCTCTGATGTAATAGACGTTTCTATCGGCATTCTTTCTTCTGACCTAGCATCCAATAAATCCTGGATTAAATCCTTAGCTCTCCAACTCTTACGCTTTATAGGATTCTTGAACCATCCAATCAGTTTAGCATCAACTGGCTCACTGACTGTTTTCATTGTACCAAGATTTTTCATAATTAAATATACCTCATACAATCTTTATTTTACGTTTCTGCGATCGAGCTGCAACAAATAATGCTATTGCAGTTTCATCATCTAACTTTCTTATGGTCTGAAACACTACACGATGATAAGTAGCTTCACCACTTTTCTTTTTACAAGACTGAAATCCAGTATTCTGAAAAGCATTGCACTGAAAAGCCATATTATTTTACATCCAAAACGTATATTGCATTTAAACCATCAATCTGTATTTTGTGGTATATTGTTCCATCAAACCACTTATTTATCGCATCAACGTGATATGATTTTCTACTGTCTGGATTGTTTTCGTGAGTCTCAATAATAATCATATTAGGCATCCACATTTGCCACGTAAAACCAGTTAGAACATGTAATTCAGCACCCTCTACATCTATTGACAAAACTTGAAATTTGGAAGTTATATCATTTTTGATGAGTACATCATCAAGAGTAGAAATTGGAGACATCATAAAATTGTTTTTATCATATACACAATCCCACGGACTCATATTAACTGTTTCCTCATCAATTGTAGGATTGCCTGTTAAGTATAATTTTACCTCTCCTGTAAAATTACCTATACACATTTCCAATGTAGTAATTTTACTATTATCAAGATACAACTTCCTACAATCTGCAGCTAATTCTGGTACAGGCTCTACACAAATTCCCGACCACCCTGCTTGTGCCAGACCCCATGTATTGGAAAACTCATAACCGTTATGTGCTCCAACATCAACAAATAGTCCATCGACCTTATCAGGAAAATATAGCTCATATATAGATGTCAAATTTCTAATTTGGCACGACTCAGACATTATGTAAGGCATTATAACCTTTCACGTTCATAATCATTATCGTCTTCATCCTCATCCTCATCCTCATCATCCAAATCAGAATTATCTGAAATAGCACGATTTGCAGCTAATTCTGGAGAGATGCCATCAGAGTACCAATCAACATAATTTTTATCTGGGAGATCCATTGATGTTAAACCACCCAATTCTTCACTAATTATATTATCAACTGCAGCAAGCCATTCATCAAAACTAAAATATTTCGTGTCCATGATCCACCTACCTATTTAGTATAGTATAACTATACTAAACTTGCCTTCTTGAAATATATGACAGGATCTCGTGAAACAGTTTTCACATCAGACTCTACAATTTGATATCCAACTTCTTTTAGCATATTACAAGTTCTTTCTATGCCAGCATTATACCAATGACCTGGACCAACATCTGGTATACCAGTACCAGTTACTATACGGTGCTTTTCATCATCTGCAACCATCCAAAAAACATCTGCTCCACTCAACAGTTTTGCAAACATATTTCTGGCATACTCTTCTATTCCCTCAAATGGTACATGACACAAACAACCATATGAAAATGCATAACTAAAATAGTTATCAGGTAGTTCCTGCATAAGATAATCGTGAACATGAACATATTTAATGTTATCAATATTTGTATATGCAAACTGTGTGTCTTCTACTGGTAAAGCATCAATGCACCATACATCCTTAGCACTTAGCATACATGATGTCCACGCACCCTTACCAGGACCTATTTCCAAAGCTGTAGTATCAGATTTAACATATGACTTTACACAACGCAAATAAGTTGCGTGTAATACACTAAAATAATCCAATGGATTTCCCTCATAATAACCACCATCCCATACGTAAGAGAAGAAATTCTCTGTCATACCATCTCCTCAAATCTATTTGGTTTAGGTCTATGACTATAATTATTAACATCCAAAAATTTTGTGTTAATTAGGTATTTTTGTTTATGTTTTATAATAATATTTGCCAGTATACTCTGATCGTGTCTGTGATCTTTAAACTCTAGGAAGTTATTTTCGCATGGAGAATCGGAAATAATATCATATTGCAAACAGTAATATTTCCATTCCTCTACAATGCTAGAATCTTTTGCAGATACAACACCTGCCCACACATGTTTAGCATCCCAGTATTTCTCATAATCACAATTCATACCAACAAAACATGCACGCTTAGTCCATATCTTATTTACATCAGCATATTCTATAGAACATAGTCTATCTGTAAATTTAACAAAATCACAAATAGTTTCTTTATCTACTGGAACCACTGATGAATCTAAGTACACAACTTCATCAGATGACTTTAATGCATCCAAAATAATTAGTGGCTTCCATGCCCAGTAACCTGCACCTTTATTAGCAGAGAATATTGGTATATTTGCCCTATATTCAGGTTGTTTCCTAAGCCATGTATCGCAGTATGACCTAAAAGGAATGCCCCAAGAATTACACAACTGTGCAAGTCTCCAGACCATGTTTCTATAACCATCATTATTGTAATAAGCAATGACTAACATAACTATTCAGGTATCTCAAATGGTAATTCTATTATCCAACCCTTCTCCTTAGCTAATGCCATGTCAACAGCAAACCTTTTCCTAAATTCATCGGCATCCTTACCCTTAATTGTCGGTTTAACACCCCTCATTTCGTCCTTAGCAATTTGTTCTATTTCCTTAGATGTTAGTGCCATTTTTACTCCTTTGCCTTAGCAAGAAATCTCTTGTAGGCTTTATCATCCAAAATTTCCAATTTTGTTTTAACTGCTCTTGCTATAACAATAGCTTTACCACTAGACGTATCGTATAAAGATATAGAATCCATAATTCCAGCTTTAACTATGTCCTCGAAAATCATGGACACCGATTTGTGATTACTACGTAAAACAGATTCAGGTATATAACGACCTGTTTTCTCGGCTCTAGACAAACTCCTAGAAATTGCTATGTCAGTATCACAAGTTACGTATAAACCTATCACTGGCTGACCTGATGTTCTCATATCCACAACTTTTTTGGATAATGATTCAATATTATTATCACCTGTTCCATCCATAAGCATATTATAACCTTCTGCTACAGATCTTTTCATTATTTCCTTAGATATATATGACGATTCCTCATGTACATAAATAGCACCGTCAACATCCTTAATCTTCATAGACAATTGAAATTCTGGTAGCATAAGTTTAATATCATCTGCAGCAGCAAAAACCATATTTTTTGGTAAATCCACTAAACCTGATTTTACGAGTGTAGACTTACCAGATGCAGGACCACCACCTAGAATATACGAAACTGGTGTTTCTCCAGCACGAAATATAGGTGTATTACCAGCAAAAAAGCTATCAATTATTTTGTCATGCAACGCTTGTCTTTCCTTAGTCCATGTTCCATCAGGATTTTTGTATACAGCCATTGTATCAATACCTTCAGGATTCACCTTACTACCCTTAAATATGTCATTATACTGTTTAGATAATTCTGGTGTCCTAACAGTAGTGTATGCAGGCTCTTCAACTTTCTTTTTATCCTTAGGTGTTTCTTTAGGTGCTGATGCAGATTCGTTACGTGGTAATGAGCCACCTCTATGACCTGGAATACCTCTATGACCTGGATCTGGAAACGATTTTGTTCTGAAAATTAGTCTCATTTTATCAACCTAGCCTTCCTCATATGTTTTAGTGTTCCTGCCTCATATGCATTATCACCTTCTGGTATAAAGAATCCAGTGGATGTCATAAGCTCACTATAATTAGTCTTAATCGTCACAACTTTATCACCAGAAAAACCACTCAATACTATATTATAATATTCTTTCTTACCTGCAGGTGTTTTATATGTAGCTGGCAACATACCTTTATCCATCCTATCCTGAATTTTCTTTAATGCAGGACTATTAAGTTCTCCAGTAAATATACTAATGGTGTTAGCTTTTTCAGGGTGCTTTAATGAAATTGTTCTCAATTCCACCTTCATGTATCTATTATGATAAGCCTTATCCTCTAATATAGTATCCTCATATGTATCATTCACCAACATTTTCTTGATGTCATCAATATTTATATCTAAACCATTTTCTTTTGCCAATTCTGGATTACTATATATAAGTCTAGCAAGCATTAAGGCATGAGACTGATCAACTGTTACAGTGTCTGATACTATTTCCCTTTGTGGAGTAATCCAATATTTCTTTGGGGGATCAGTTTCCATGGTTGCAAGATCTACAGTTACTAACTTTGACATACTTGCTTTTATTTTAGCATCATCATCATTACCTTGTTTTGGTGCAGATTCACCTCGAGGGAGGGAACCTCCCTGATGTCCAGGGATTCCTTCATGTCCAGGATTAGGGAAAGTCTTAAATATTAATTTCATTTTTATTCCACTTCACAACATTTTTGTATTTTCTTTTGTGAGCCACGTCTATAGGTATTTTACCAGTTATAACCAACTCTGATAATAACTTTACGTCTTTCTCATTTTCTGGCACAAATTCTGTCACTGTTGTTTTATCTGTTGTCTTTCTTAGTATCTTCTTCATTTTACACCTCCTGGCACAAGGAAATCTGCCAACAAATTGTTTTGTTCTCTCGTGTCTCTTTAACATCTCATCAAAAGAACTCTGTAAATTGTAATCAGTGGCTTTAGCAAGTTCCCTAGAATTAATAGGTACGGATATTCCAGTATAAACATTATGCAACCGTTCTGAATATCCTATCCAATTTCCAAAATCATCTGCAAAGTCCTCACACCACCCTGAGCCATATTCACCCTTATCCTGCACTTTTATTCCCAGAATATCAGCATGATAAGCATGTCCTATTTCATGATAGATAACATTTTTGTATAATCTGTAATCACTCTTACTTTTAACAGCATCCAACCTGCTCTGTCTCAAATACACAATGTTATTTTTAGCATGATATCCTGCATGAACATCTAATATTGTGGCGCCAGCAGATACCTTAATATCGTGAAATATCTCACTGAACTTTTTGTCATCGACAATCTCAACATTCGATTTTATTCCTAGGACAGAAAATATTTTATTAACGTTATTCTTAATAAAAGACGATTTATCACTGGATTTTGTATAATCAGCATAAGAAAATTTACTAAAAACAGTATTAATACTAGAATCTTCACCACGTGCTACTGACCCTCCCTGATGTCCAGGAATACCTTTATGGTCAGGAAACGACTTGAACACTATTCTCATTTCTTCCTCTTGTTTATGATCACGATTCCCAGGAATGCCAGAATAACAATCGCGATCTCGAACATAACATCTATCCACATAAATATACCCTCACCAATACTAAACTTTCGTGATGTCAATTCTCTTCGAGAATTTTCCTTTTGCATCATAGTATTCAATATTTCTTATCCATTCTGTAGGAACATCCTTCTCCATTCTGAAGGAGTCACCTTCTTCTTCATCCTCCAAAATGGAGTCAGTAAATTCCTCTGGTACATCAAATTCAACAATCGCAAATCCTTCATCACTTTCGTTGTATTTGTCTGTGACGTAATCACGAATAGCACTTTTGTCCTGCATAAAATAAACTGAAGATGCTCTGTCACCTATACTAGCACTATTTCTACGTATTCCCTCAGTTCTAATTTTATCGGCACTTTCAATACTTGTTCCGTGCCTAAATGTCTTCTTATTTGATGATTCACCACGTGGAAGGCTCCCACCTTGATGTCCAGGGATTCCTTCATGTCCAGGATTAGGAAACGATTTGAATATTAGCTTCATAAGTCACCTTATCTAAAGTTCCTTTACGCTCTAAAATACCACACCTCCACCGCCACCGCTTTCCCAAAATGCCAGACACACAGCATCTCCATAATCCGTAGATCTACCAATTCTCTCATGTATGGATTTCTTATCCTCCAAGAACACAGTAGCATCTTTCTTTATCTCCCACTTCGGTGCGGACAGGTCTCCAATCAACTTAATAATAGGTGGAAGCATAACACCTTCTCCATTTACTGGATCCAGTAGTTCACGCATATTCCACCACATAGCAGCACGCACGTTAGCAAACTTTAACTCTCCAGACTTATCTCGCTTAAGCGTCTTGCCATTTACTATTATAGGTTTAAGCATTGGCACACCTTCTTCGTGGAGCATATCATATACAGCTGCACCAAGTCCACCATCCATTTCTATATTAATAATTCTACCTGACGAATAATGCTTGACATGTCCTGCAACTGCCGTGGTCGGAAGTTTTGTAAAAGTATGGACGTTTGTGACGGTGGATGCCTCCCTGCACGCCAGTACGGTGTTGTCTTCACCCATCCTAGCCACGTCTACTCCTATACTTCTCCTACCCTTTAAAACAGGTCGTCCAGACACGTCCCAAGCCTTCCAGCGAGCCACTGCCATGTTTATATGAGATAAAGGTATAACTCCTTCCTCTGACATGTCTGCAAACTCTCCTAGGACTCTGTTCTGGTACGTACTAGACGTTTCTCCCCACTGCTTAAGTCTACGCTCTGCCCAGTCTTTTCCTATGCGACCAGCATTAATAGCTTCATCGAGAGTAACGTGCCTTACTCTCCAGTCCTCATAGCCTTCCTTATGCATATGTATATCATAGAATCGTCCTGATGGAGCACCAGGAGTGCTGATAGCAAATGCATAGCATTCACTATCATTTGCGTAGTCTTCTTTGTTGTCTGATGCTATGCCTTCTGTGGAGAATGCTCCTTCAGCAGCATCCCACATGCCATCTGGAATAGTCTTTGCCTCATCAAACACATATATTAGTCGTCGTGCATGAGCACCCTCGATATACGCATAGTTATCGCTTGCTACAGCAAACGCTTCTACCATGCCATCAGATAGCTTGATGGACATTTGATGCATTTCACAATTTCCTCCACCAGAACTCGTATAAGGTTGCCTTCCTACAGCAGGCCACGCTATAAACGTTGAGCTCTTTTTGATCTCAGGAAACAAATACTTTTCCAACTGCCTAAATGCACTAGCTGTACAGGGAATCTTGCAATCCTCCTCACTGGTAAGTAAACCATGATGCACGATAATACTCGCTAAGAAAGTCTTTCCCAAACCGTGTGGTCCTCTTACAGCTACTCTCTTTTCTCCCTCATCAAAGTAACCTAATATCTCCTCCTGATAAGGTGTTATGCTTTTTCCTAATCTAGGCATAATATCATGCACGAATGCTATTCGATCATTCTTATACATTCTTTGGAACTTACTAAACTGACTAGTTCCACTTACCTGTATAGATATGCTTTTTACCAATTCTCCTATGCTGCTAATTTCTGTTGTTTGTAGCATTATTCGTTACTCCATTTAGAGTATCTTACCATTTCCACGGCTTTCACGAATTATTCGTCGCTCCACCATTATAATCTTGCCTCAATATAACCATTTCTTACTACTATGGTTCGGAACGAATTTCCTATCTCTTTTACGTAATCCCTTAATTTCATAAATCATTCCTTAAGAATGTATTCAATACCACAACTGTCGCATGCATTATACACTTTCTCCCAATCAGGCTCGAGCGTAGGTCCCTTACAATAAGGACATCTGCAGAATAATCCATCAGTCCACGCTATTACGTCGGTTGGATAATCCTTGCTAACCACTATACGTCTCTGAGCTATGTAATCCTTACCCTTCCAAAGTCTTACATATTCATAGGAATCATATGCAGAATTGGTATTATGCTCCTGATCCAAACTTCCCTGCTCTGCTTTAACGATTGTCTTAATCTGTTCCATTTCAGCAGGTGTCGGTCTCTTTATTTCATGGAACCAATTTGGCTGTACCATTCTTGAACCATTCTCGTGCCATATCCAATCCTGAGCATTGCTGTAATCAATGTCCTCTGTCCCTTCACATGGAACAGTAAAATGATTTTGATCCTGCTCAACAGTTATCTCCGGGAACGGAAGATTTCTTTGCATTCCTTGAATTTTTGGAAGACTTCCTCCTTGATGTCCAGGAATACCTTTATGGTCAGGAAACGATTTAGTTCTTATTACTAGTTTCAATTGTTGTCCTCTTCCCCTTCATTCATGTAGTCAGGATACTCACCATAACCATTACCATCAAACTCTGATGCTATATCTAAAATTACAAAATCCTCGTTATCCATCATATCCAACTTCATAATTTTCTGTAATTTGGCAACGTTCTTTAGTGCAGTCTTCTTATCGATAGTATAAAGTTTTGTATCAAGATATTTGTTTGATAATGTTTTTATGTTATCTCGTACTGCCCAACTATTTGTATTTGTTCTCAAGTAGTCAAAACTACGCTCTAATTCATGCTGTTCATCTCTTAATAATTTATCAGTGCTACCAGCATCCGCTCGTGATAACGATCCACCCCGATGACCAGGAATTCCTTTATGACCCTTAAAAGATTTTGTTCTTAAAGTTATTTTCATTTCTTACCTCCATTTCTAAATTCTTAGGTAACGAACCGCCTTGATGACCTATAATACCCTTATGTCCAGGAAACGATTTTGTTTTTACAATTAGTTTCATTCTGGTTTATTATACCTTTGGTGGATATGCATCACGAAAAAACTTACTACTAAAATCAATAACACCATACGTCTCAGTTTCCATTTGAACTTTGTAGATAAAATCAATATCAAATCGTATACCCTTGTAAACTGTTCCTATCTTAGGCCACGTATTATCTATCACTAAATTATTCTTATCAACACACCACGCATGATGTATAGGAATATCCATAAAATCAGGGAATGCGAATCCCTCTACATAAGTTAATTCAGGGTGCTGCTCTGCCAATCGCATAGCATTCCTAAAACATTCTTTCGATTTACCAAGTTTATATTTAGCTGGTAGTTCACCTTTAGGAAAAGAGAAATGACCATAATCACAAACAACTGATTCGGTACTACTGCGGGATCCAACCTTCTTCACCTGACGCAAGTATTTCGTCAATTCAAATCTGTGTCTATCACCAGCACTCATACCATTTTCATCTCTACCAGTAACCTTAAAATCTGGTATGACCTTACCAGCACTGCGTGGCACTGAGCCACCTTCAAATCCTGGACGACCCTTGTGCCCTCTAAAATATTTCCTTCTCAGTATCAACTTATTCATATTATATTCCTAACATACTAAACTTGTCGCATAACAAAACAACGAATAATTCGTTCAGATTCTATCGAGAAATTTCCCATCACCATATATTCGCAACAAATCATCAACCCTATCCATCATATATCTTGTATCACCATCAGATTTGAATAAATTATATATTTCACCATCAGTGCTGCACTTTTCTCTTAATGTATCACACATAGAATTTGGTATAACAAAATCAAAATTAAATTTACCACTTGATTCTGAATAACTTTGCTTTGCTCTTCTAACAGCATCAATAGTATTATTATACAAACCTCTTATCAAGTTATGATCTATGGCATAAACATTTGTTATCTCACCAGTCTTTTGATCAACCAAAAATACAGAATTATTAGAATGTCTATCACCATTACCTATTATAGAATCCAATACACCCATCTTGATAAACTCACCTTCTGCATACGCACCAGGAATTGGTAATGTACCTGAATATTGTTGATGGTAAATCTCATATGGTGCAATTGAATTTTCTATCCATTCCTGCATAGAAACAACGTTACCCTTCCTATACACAACTGGATTACGATGAGTACCTGTACTTTGACTAATATCTTCCACGATATCCTCATCCAACATTCTGACAACTGTTGTTGGAACCAATCTATCAAATCCCATAGCCACAGAAACATCATATGCCAACTTTTCATTGGCAACCATCGCAATTGGATTAAGAACACTGGACAAAACATCATCACCTTTGATAATAACTCGTCCATTACCAGCCACATTACAAATCATGCTTTTTGTGATTCCCTTAATGTATCTAACATTAGAATCAGGAGTTAATTTTCCATTGGTTAATATTTTTATCTTTTGCGCTTCAGTCTTACCTGATTGCCAAGTTTCGTTTCTAGCTAATGAACCGCCTTGATGACCAGGAATTCCTTTATGACCCTTAAAAGATTTCATGGTAATAGTGATAGGTTTATTACCATTAAATTTCATTCCTGATAATAATATACGCTCAATAAATTCAGCATTATCTGGATTTACCAACATGCTTTTTATGTTATCAATAACATCAATCATTTTGCACCAAATTCTTTATTGGATCAATCAACATTATTTCTCGTGAACATGGCGGTTCAGGTTTAAGTAAAACCATTGAATCATAACCACGCTTATTTAGTGCTTTAGCAATACGAGCATCCAATTGCCTATTAACTTTAACAACATCTGCACCACGATAACCTGCATCTTGAATTTCCCACAAATGTGGCATCAACTTAACAGTTGCATTCCAATCATAACCATACTCTCGACGCTTCTTTTCTATCTTTGCCTCAGATACACAATTCGGAAACAAATCCAACATGGCTTCATTCTTATCAAGATATGTTTTTGGATTATGTAATTTTATTGTGTAACTTTTTATATCAGCACCATTATTTGTTGAATACATTCTTATCTCTTCCATATCTGGACCAAAATATATACCTTCATCCTTCTTATCCAACTTACCAGCTCTCCAAACAGTGTATTCCTTTTCAGTCACTTCACCCCAATCAGGGACATATTCCCTTGAATAAGCTTGTGGTAATACACCAGCATGTAACGATTTTTCTATGATATCACGAACATCCCAACCTCTTTCTGACAACGAATCAACCCATGCCTGAACATAAACTCTTTTACAATTTGGTCTACTTTCATCAATATACCACGCCTCTTTTGGAACAATAAACCGTTCAGATTTCTGTTCTTGCATCTCACCACGTGGTAATGAGCCACCATAGTGTCCTGGTTTACTAAGATGGTTCTTGAATCCACTACCTTTACCACCTTTATAAACTATGACAATTGGTTGTTTCATTCCTTAAGATCCCAATCTGGATTTAGTTCCATAAGCACTGAAAATTCTTTCTCTGAAAATACCTGTATCCAGAAACGTGTAAATCCAGGTTGGAATATCTTTAATATAAAATCCCAATGTTTTTCATTATTTTCATCAAACTTTTCCTTATTGAAATCGAACATGTAATTTATGATAAAATTGCGAAAAGACATATCACCACCGTTACCTACCCACTTAGTAGGTATGTGAGTTCTGATGGCTATCCCTTCCAATCTATCAACAATCAAACCACTTTCCCGAACTTGCGTACGAGAAAAGAATGCTAAAATCTGCATCCTATTAACGAAAACTCTTTCCTGAATACCACCTGAACTTATGACAGATGCATCAATACTCAACGGCACGCCAGTTAATGCTACATTTTCTTCAGTCATCTAGGCACTCCTTTCTGATAATAACCTAAAATCTCATCATAATCTTCAGGTCCGTAGTAATCAATAACTTCATCCATTTTTACAGTGTCACCACCAATCAATCGCCATTCTGTCATCGAGTTCATCCTACTACCTTTAGCATTTGGATTAGCTGGAGATAACTTTATAACCTTGAACTCTGTTGGATCCAACTTTGCTAACGCTTTATAATCTGTTCCAAAAAACACAGGATTCTCGTAACCACCAGCTCCTTGCCTATATCCAACAAAATCAAGATGATAGAAATCCCATATCTTTTCTATCAATTGTCCTGGTTTGTCTTCAGGAACAATTCCATTTTCCATATCCAAAATATTTTGATACCAAGCAGGCTCAGTTGTTAGTCCGAATGGTACACCATTTGCTCCAGCACCAACTTTCATAGCATGAAGCAAATCTGCAAACTTAATCTTACCTGTCACAACAGCATGTGCTTCGTGTATGCTACGCTCGACATTCTTGATAACTTCCTCACTTACACCAATTGATATTGTATCATCCTCTCCCCCACCCAAACCTGTACCATTTCTCATTCCCAATTCCCTACGAGATTTCAACTGTGTAGCCATAATAGCTCCAGCATTGGTTGCGCAATGATACATTACCGATGGTAATAATTCCCACTTACCAGTGGCAGAACTTTGCGGACGTGCAAGATTAGGAGCTAATAAATGAAAACTAACGAAATCGGGATCCAAGTTACCAAGAGCTATCTGATGCTTCACTTGAAAGTCATATTCATCGGTAAAGGTGTAACCAACCGTGCCCAACATGTGGTCAAAATCCTTATTTTTAACATCATTATCAGGATAGTCATCTTCCCAATGTAATCCAATCTTTTCCTTATTCTTCCATTCATAATAATACGGTATGAGATATTGTATCTCATCTCTCGTGTAACCAGTTAAATCTGTTTTATCAACCATTTTCTGCAATTTATCTTGAAATTCATAAGATCGAAAATCACCTGTATATTTTAGTTCACTAACCAGTGTATCAAGATCGGGTGGTAAACCTAACTCCCGTATTATATTTTCACCCCTGTTTCTTACAAGTTTATGAACCTTTTCCTTGAATAACAGCATATCATCCTTCGAAACAGGCAATGATATGTACGCACCCTTATCATCTTTAACGTACTCACAATAACCGTCTTTGCCAATATATCGTTGATGCACCACAAAATCGTTATTAGGTGTTTCTTGTAAAATCTTACTAACCTTCGTCATTAATCGCAATTCAAATCCAGGACTTCCAGGTGGAGGATTCGTGTATGAAGAATCGTATGTAGAATATTTGAAGTCTGTTCCAAGATCTGTCATATCATCGTAAATCAATTGCTCCATTAACGTGAGCCGTTGCCCAGGAAATTGACATTTATTTTTATTGTTATTGGTTACTGGTTGTTCCTGTACTGCATTTCTGGCTAATGAGCCACCCTGATGACCAAGAATACCTTTGTGCTTAGGAAACGATTTCAGTTCTATCTCTTTATGAACAGTCAGTTCCAACATATTACGAAAATTGGATGTAATTCCCAATGGTGTATCATCTGATAATCCTGCAGCTATTAGATAATCACAAGCCATATAAATATTATTCATTGCAGAAATCTTATCTTCTCCTTGCACTACTTTTTGACCAGCAAAGTAATAATCCCCCAATAAAATTTGCCCTCCATCTGTTCTTTTTGCAACAGTAAACCTTACCCAGTCATCTATCGATGTTTTTAGTCCTGCCTGATGTAACATATAACTATGATTGAAATCTGCATTAACAGCAATTATACGACCTAAATTTTCACCACGAATACAAACTGCTACAGAATAAAAGTTACTCATTAATTTACGTGCATCGTGTATTTCGAATATTGGTTTTGGAACATCACCAGTTCTAGGTGGTGTACTTTGAGTACCTTCACCAAGTTGCACATTGGATTCATACTTCCTAGCTAACGATCCTCCTTGATGGCCAGGAATACCTTTATGACCCTTAAAAGATTTCATTGTGATGATGATAGACATAAATAAATATACCTTAACTTCCTACAAAAATCTCTTCTCTTATAACCTCACTGCGAATATATATTACTTTCTTTATGGTATTATTTTTTGCACCAACACCAATTTCCTCTAACACAATACTACCACTCAAAACCAAACCATTAATTTTATTAGCATCATCAACATTCTCTGGATGCACAATGACTACATTTTTATCAACAATGTTATACATTATCACCTTATATATGAGCAACCAAAATATCCGCAGCAGCTACCTTACTATCTTCCAAACACAGTTGGTAATCCTTGTTAATATTCAATACAGCATCTGTTATGTTTTGATACGAAATTCCCTGCCATCCATATGCATTTCCAGCCAGTCTCATATCATCCATCATAATCGTGTGTTGTAAATAATCTGCGCTTGCAAAGATATTTAACTCTTTGATAATTGGTACAGCAACCTTACCCCACTCGTATGAATCCTGTATATGTGCATCCAACCATATCAACGCTTTACGTTCTTTTATTTCTTGTAATATAAAACCAAGACAATCCAACGAATCACCATGAAACAAATGAACATGAGAATTACCACGAAATCGTACACTCACTTCTGAAAACAAACCGTTATCTGTTTCAATTGAATAAACTACCATACAACCACAATCCAGTGCCATCTGAACAGTGCGACCATCGAATGTCCCTGTCTCGACGAAAATTGACTGCATGTATTTTACCATAACTTCCTTAGGTAACGTCATAGATTCATTTTCCATTTCACTTCTCCCAATTATCAATTAAACAATCAAGAACTTCATCTGAATATTTTCCTTTTTTGTCATCGATGAATTCCTGCAAACACGAATACTGCCTATCGAATAATGCATCGAATAATTCATGTGGCATATTGAAAACAACACCATTTACACCAATAGGAATTGTTACTAAGTAATCACCTTGAATAATAAGTGACTTACCAAAATACTCAGACTTTTCAATGCATGTAGCATCAACAACTATGTGCGGAACGGTTGTGTATTTCATTGCTCTTCCTCCTTATCAGCTTTACACCAATCTAACAGTATTCTAGTAACCTGCTCAGGGTATTCATTTATACTGATGCAATAATCCATCAGGCGGGCAATCTCGTTATTACGCCTAACTAATGCTCTATCCCGAATTGTTATATCCGCTTCAAGTTCCTGATAGTCATCCACCAGTTCCTCGTATTTTGTTTGGAGTGCATTGAGATTGACTTCCAGTTCTTTGATGCGCTCGTAAGGATTACTTGCCACGTCTGCCACTGCTTTGATAAAAAATTCCTGTGCTGTTTTTTCATCCATCACTCCTCCTTCTCAACAGATTCCCATTTTTCACGTTTCACTAAATTGTAATCTGGTAACTCATTACCTGTGACCCTGCTTGTTAGTTCCTTCACTGCCATCTCCCGCTGAATTGGATCCCGTAAGTACTTAACCAAGATATCAGCCACTGTTGCTCTAATATACAAAACTTGTGCGCTTGTCAATGTATTACGTGAATTTATCCTTGATATCTTATCAACCAACGTTCCTACTGTTCCAACAAGGTTTACCAACCTATACAAATCACCAGAATATTTTGCCTCATCTGTTGGAGAAGCAAACGTCTCCATAAATTCTTCGAATACCGCACGCATTGCAGCAAGTTCTTTTGATAGATCAAATAACTTCTCACTGTCCTCACCTAAGTATGTATCAATTTTATCAGACAATGACTTCCGTGTCATGACAGCACCTTTACCAGTTTTTATTGTATTTATCACTGATGTTGATGCACCACCATGGTACTTACAAGCACCACTACCAACATGCTCTGTCCCCATCCCAGCATGATTAGCACAACGTAATGTTTTCTCCTCATCCTGCTTATTTGGATCTCGTATCAATCTAAAACAAAGAGCCGTTTCTTCAGTATAATCTTTGTGAGTAATGTAATAAGTTATTCCTCCCTGCATACCCTCAACTTCACGAATCTTTTTACATTCTTTTTTTGAAACAGGCATAATAACCTCTCATAAATGGACTATCAAACCATAGAATATATTTATCAGCTTATTGAATATTTCATCACCCAAAACTTCCCTTATCTCACCTGATAACGAAAACTCATCTAATAAATAATCATAATTATTATTATTATTACAATCATTGTATAGTAACATTCTCAAATACACCAAAGAACTACTATATATAACCAACGAATTATCCCTAGACAAACCGTACTTATTCGATATTTCCCTTACTAATGTCCGACCCTTATCCAATCCCTCATTTATAGACGCATAAACAATTTCGGTTATTTCATCTATACATTCTACACTGGGAAATCTCACTTTGTTGCGCTTCATCAAACCTTGCAAAATTACATTCTCATTTATGTATACACCAAAATTAATTGTTTCATCATCCAAATCGTAATGAGTTTCCTTAGCAATATGTTTATGATAATATGTTATGCAACAATTACGTATAACTCGTGAGAAATACGTATGAACGCTTCCTTTATCACCATTGTAACTCTTCAATGATGCTAACAACTTTATTGATACTTCTTGCAAAACATCATCATTATCAACTGTATTGTAAATATTAATAATGTAAACCATAAGAGGATTGCACAATTCCAAAATAAGCTCAGCTGTTTCATCTGATTTAGTTTTGTTGTAACTATTTACAAGATCCAAAACTGCATTTGTATCAAATATTGCCATGTTGTAAAACACCAAAGCATGCTATACATAATGCATCAGCCATACCATCATGGCAAGTTTTGGATCTATCAGTAGCCATCAACGAAACATTTGGGTAAACTCTCCTACAATATTCTATCGCTGAGTTCTTGTCTTTTGCAGTACCAACCAGAATTTCTTTCTTCCACGCTTGCGGTGTTACCATAAACCGTGGTATCATCATTGCTGCAACTATACCATGGAGTGCACCAGTTGTAAAACCAAATGAAAACATTGATGTAACTCCCTGCTTTGGCATAGCACCAACCTTCTCAATATATGCAATGACAGTATTATGCTTTCTACTAAAAGGAACATACTCACACAACCAAGTATGAATACCAGCTAAATCAACATCATCACCTGCCAATGGAATTGGGATAACTCTCACAAAATCATCATTGACAATTGCTATACCACCATGCTTCCCTGGATCTATACCTATAATAGTTATCTCACTCATATTGATATCCTTTCCACACAAATTGCTGGATAACGTTCATGAATATTCAAAGCAGGTTTAACCAACCTTGATGCTAATCCAGGCAATGTATCAACAAAAGATGCAAAACCGTTCTTCATCATATAATTCATGAGCCTTACCTTACTTAATGGTTGATAGTTTCTAATTTCATTATACATCAGTAATCTGCACCCACAGCGATCCCTAAACAATGCCATTGCCATTACATTATTGTTAATCCTATTCATTCCAAACAACTTAACAGCATCCCCAAGTTTATCAGATAATCTTCCAGCTGGATTACAACCATCTGCAGCATTGCATATTCCACTGAGTGATCCAAACTCCTTGAATAATTTAGTAGCAGTCTTTTCACCTATACCAAAAACTCCTGATATGTTATCACTACTGTCACCTTGTAATGCTCTCCAATGTATATAATCCTTAGCAGGTATCCCTATCTCATCTTCCAATAATTCTGGTGTATAAACCTTATCTCTAGATGGATTTAACACAGAAACGCTTTCACTGCAACATTGCAGTAAATCCTTATCAGAACTAACAATCAAAACCTTTCCACTTGATACCTTTGCTGCATGGTATATAATATCATCTGCCTCGACTTTGTCTTTGTAAATACTAACAACTCCCATAGCTGGTAATGCATGTATATGGAGTTCCACCATTTGTCTCTTGAAATCCTTACGCTCTTCAGGATCTTCATCAATATGCCTGTTTGCCTTGTATTCTGGTACCAACTTCGTACGAAATGTTGGTATCCCACCATCCCACGCTACAATAACGCTGTTAACATTGTAATCTCGTATTAGAGGGATTAACATCTTGATAAAACCATATGTAATTGATGTATCAATACCTTTGTTTGATAACTGAAACTTATATTTGGCACGATACGCCATATTTGTTCCATCAATTATTAGTGTAACAGGCTCTTCACTACTCGTTGGTCTCACTAGATTCCTCGATTTCATTATCAATCAAATCAGTTTTCGATATAATCTCTGCGATCTTTTCATAGTTATCATCATAAAACTTTTCCCAACCAGCCTTCGTAAATGGTTCTGCTTGTATTCCAACTATTGTGTAATAACTTCCTTTACGAACCAATAACTCTCCTACTCTTAAATATTCGAAACTTGCGAGTGCATCATCTATACCGTGCCCAAAATATATTGGTAACTCTGCCATCTTGAATGGTACAGCAACCTTGTTCTTAACAACAGTAGCACGACTATTTATACCAATAGTTTTCTTACCATCTGTTTTTATCTTCTGACCCATCTTCAATTGGATACGAATAGAAGCATGAAAACCAATAGCCTTACCACCAAATGTAGCAACATTGTCACCAAACATAACTCCAATCTTTTCTCGAGTTTGGTTCAGGAACAAACAACACACATGTTGTTTCGATATAGTTCTCGTAAACTTCCTCATTGATTGACTGATGATCTGAGCATGACGACCCATGGTTGCCTTGCCATAAGGATTTTCCATTTCCTGTTCCACAGACGTTGCAGCAACAGAATCCCATATTAACAACATACGTTTATTTGGGAAACGCTTTACCTTACTTTCAACAGCACTAGAAAATAATTCGAAAACCTCTTCAACTGTGTCTGGAGCAGAGTAAATGAGTTTATCAATATCAACACCAACTTCCTTCATCATCGGCAAACTGACTGCTGATTCTGTATCAACATAAACAACAAGTGCTCCATCATCCTGTGCAATCGCAGCAACCTGTGATGCTATCAATGATTTCCCTGTTGAATTATCACCATAGATCTCAGTCATTCTTCCAATAGGCAACCCACCACCCATAATCGTATCCAACGCCAGACAACCTGTTGACATCCATTCTGTTACAACACAAGGTGAGTTATCATCTGATAATAAAGAAACGTCAAATTTCTTATTCTTACTCTTTTCCAGGTCCCCCAGAATGCTTTTCAAATCTTCCTTAGTAACAACGCTTTCAGCATTCATTTTATACCTCACTCATAATTTCTTTTGCTAACACCATTAATTGTTTAATATCTGATTTATCAATCTGATGTAGCTGAAAATATTTTGATAATAATTCTATTGGATTAGAACCAACATTGAATCCCTCTGACCTGTTATTGGGACTTGCAGCACGAACAACGTTAACCTTTCTTGCACCAACGGCAAACACACCTGCTTCCTCAAATGCTAACTGAATAGTAAAATCATCTATTGATGAAGTATACTCCTCAGGTAAACTTACAACGTAACGAACAACCGCACCTCTAAGATCCATTTTTGATATCTTCGCTAATATCTTTTTCGTTGCATTACCGTTCTCACAAACAACTTCAACTGTCTTGTATGGTCGTGCTTCCAATTCGATAAATTCCCAAGTAGTTTTCTTATCTACTATTTCACCCAATACAAATCCCTTTGCCTCATTCTGTTCGTTAAATGACACCCTTTCTATCGACCCAGCATAAACAACTGGTGGAACATCACTCATCCCAGCAGTTAGATTTTGATATTTATGTATATGACCCAACGCTACATAATCATATAATGGATCGGCAATATCATCCAAACATAACTCTGCATTGACACCAAGAACATAATCTGTTTCAGATCCCTTAACTCCAATATCAACAGAAAAATGTCCAGCCATCAAACAGGGAATCGTCTTATTTATACTCACAGAAACGTCATGGAGACTCCAGGTGAGCTGTTTACGCAATAAAGATGAAATTGTACCTTTATCTACTCCAACGACACTATTTCGCAATAAACTCCTATTTGGGTATGGAACAGTTACAACCTGAACTGGTCCAGCTTTCGTATCAATAACGTGTAATTCCAACTTATTTCCAACAACGATTCCATCCATTTGCAGGGATGCATAAATATCAATTGCAGATGCTGTTGCTCTAGGAGATGTATCATGATTCCCAACCAATAATACCACAGGACACTGCTCACGCATTTTTACAATACGTCTGGAAAACTCATTAAGGTACGTTGGATGCGGTGAATTTACATGAAACGCATCGCCTGTAAATAGGACTAAATCCACGTTCTCATCCACCGCAAAATCAACTATTGAATCCAGCATATCAAGATAATCTAAAACACGACGATTGATACCTGTAGTAGGATCCAGTGATCCTAGGGTATCAACTCCAATGTGCGTATCTGAAAAGTGTATGAATTTCATATTACCTCACAAAAAATGCTACACCGATGTTTTGGTGTAGCATTTTTGTAGACGTAAGTTAGTGTGGTCTACGACGTGCTATCCTACGAGAAGGTGTAACAACATCCTCCTTTTCTTCATCGTCCTCATCGTCCTCATCTGCATCAGAATCATCCAAATCTACTACCGTCCTCTTCAAAGGTTTAATGTCATCTTCGTCATCTTCAACAGCTACAACACGCTTTTTCGGTTTAACTTCCTCTTCCTCTTCATCATCTTCGTCCATATCTGAAATCGAACCAAACTCCTTATCAAGTCTATCATAAGGAAGAACATAAACCGCATGCCCAACTGACAACTCCTTGTCCTCCTCTTTATCATTGGATACTTCTACATAGGACAAATCTTTTGCAACAGTTATCCATTTCTTGACCATGGCAGGATCGTCAGATAGCGGTGTAGAAGAACGCTTAGTCTTAACCTGATATTCAGTATCCAAACCTTTACCAGACTTTTCGATAATCAGGTCAATGCCGTCTTCTAAATCGAAGATATCACCATAATCAGGATCGCCGATCAGGGAACTGACAGCACCGAAAACTGTAACTCCAGGCGTATAGATCTGTGGACCAGATTTCTCGTTGGCACGATCTATGACATTCATCCAAAACATCCTCTTGACACGCAATTCGCTTGCCAGAGCCTTATTTACCTTGTCACCTGTCTTATACAGTTCCTCTACATATTCGCAAATGGGACAATCCTTCTCACCTTCGCTGGTAAATTTGGGACAATAGAAGAATTTCTTACCATCGGGAGGAATCATGTGCCGACCGACTGTCTGGAAGAAGTATTCCATCTTCCCAACCTGCGGAAGAATGCGGATAATATTTCGTCCATCCTGAATCCGCATAAAACCAGATGAACCTGTTGAGACATCAACCCTCGATATCTTGTCACGCAACTTCGCAAGATTTTCCGCTCGTGACCTACCAGCAAAACCAATATCCGTCTGTTTCATTTTACACCTCTCTAAAGATTTTGTATGAGCCTTGACTAATCGACTTTCGCCATGTCCTAGCTCTACCATTACTAAACTTGTTGGTTATCAATTTTACGTCTTTTCGTAATGTTTTCTTTTACAGCCTTAACAGCATCTACTACTTCCGCTTCATTCACGTGCATACCCATCATAGAATATTCATGTCGTAAATGACTTCCCAACGATTGTAGCATATTACCCTTATGTTCATACGCTCTGGTTATTGCCTTCAATAGATTAAGATCATACCGTGCCGATTCCAATTCCTCCATGGTAGTTTGATAATCTTCATCACGCAAAACCATAGATTTAATAACAGTTTCCGTATATTTCTCAGCCTTATCTGTTAATTCTTTTCTATAAGATTCGTCTGCAGCAGAATATTCCTGATCTTTCAATAAGTCACGTTTAGCAACATTCCTTTCTGCTGTTGCTATCAACACTGAAAAGAATGCGTAAAATGCTGCCTGTTGAACAAACTCCCTCGTAAGATTGTCTTCATCAATCAAGAATAGTTTCCCAATATCAAACGTCTTCTTACCACGATCTGTCACTACCGTAATAACCGTACCCTTTATCTCATCAATAATATTAACTACTTCATCCATTTTTAGCTCCTTATTTTGCTAACGTAACACCAGTTTGTCCTTGATACTTACCATCTTTATCCAAATATGATTTCCTACATGTTCCTGAGCCTTCCAAAAACAGCACCTGAACAATACCTTCGTATGAGTAAACTCTTACTGGCAACGGTGTGGTGTTTGATATCTCTATTGTAACATGACCCTTCCATTCAGGCTCCAGTGCCGTTACTCCAACAATAATACCACAACGAGCATATGTACTCTTCCCTAAACAAATGGTCATTATGTTACGTGGAATATCAAAAAATTCCATAGATCGTGCAAGAGCAAAACCATTTGGAGGAACAACACAAACGTCTCCAATAACATCATACAGAAATTCATCATTGAAATACTTTGGATCTATTACTCCAGCATGCGCATTAGAAAAGATGCGGTATTCATTAGATAATCTTAAATCATAACCATAAGAAGAAAGACCATACGATATAATCTTTTCGTCTGTATCATCTGATGCTGAGATTTGACCTGCACAGTACGGATCTATCATCCCTCCAATTGCTAATGCTTCAATTTGCCAATCCGCTAATATTCCCATAATAATTATCTCCTTTAAATATTACCATATACCATACCCAAACTTGCCAAGGTTGGAAATATTGAATTTGCTACATCCTCTAAAATTTCATCTCCCTCTTTCGCAACCCTATCATCAGACCAATTGGTTGGAGCACGAAACGCACACCACTCATCCAAGGACCATATACAAGCAACTATCTTGTAACCAAATTTATCTCCAGCTGTAACTTCACTAGGCTCTACTATATAAGGATTCATTACAGAATTAACATCATATTTTTCTCTCATTACGAAAATCCTTTATGTGACATGATATGAAATTTGTAACTGGACCATAGAGTTAAGTGCAACTCAATCGGTAAATCATCATCACCTGTTACAATAACAAGAACTAATCCAACCCTTCCTAACCACATATTCAATGTTGATAATCTAATCCTAAAATCTAACTTTTTGTAAATCTTCTTTACTGACTTCATATTTTTCCTCTGCTCCATAATGTGATCCAATTTCTATATCTACAACCAAAGGACATGTCATCCAACTAAAATCTACAATTGGAAAATATGTTGGTGCTAAATTAACTACATTTTCCATGCTATACTTAACCAATGCAGCAGTCATAGCTATTTCAGATTTTGGTACATCCAAAATAATAGAATCGTGAACAGTGTTAACTATCCTGGACCTAAGACCGAGATCTTTTAATTTCCTAGAAATTATAACACCTCCACTCAAAACAAGATCAGATGACCCCGATTGAACAGGCATATTAACGCACGTCCTTCTATCATGATTGCGCAACTTAATCTGATATTTGTCATTTATGTAATATAGATGTAACCGTCTACCAAATGGACTTTCGATATAATTATTATCCTCAGAAAATTCTATACACTGTTCCATGTATTCAGGAACTTCTGGAAATCTATCATAATAACTCTTAACCAATTCCTCAGCTTCATCCATGGGAAAACCATCCAATTGTGATAACGTAAACGCACTACCACCATAGATCAATGTCCAGTTAACCTTCTTGAATTTATACCGTATATGCTTTGGAACACTATCTGCAGGAATGTGAGACACCATTGACGCAACCATATTGTGGAAATCTTCACCCGATTTGTGAATCTCCAACATAGACGTACACTTCGATAATGCTGCAAATACCCTCAACTCCATACCAGACTGATCCGCTGACATGACAACACCATCTTCGAATGATGTCGTAAAAACATTCTTTATTGGTAAATACTCAAGCAACGTTCCAGGCTCTTTCTCAGGTGTAGGAATGTTTTGAAGATTTGGATCCGTAGACGATAACCGACCAGTTTTTGTTGCGTGCATATTGTAAGAACAACGCACCTTACCATCAATCGTAGATACCCAACGACCATTAACAGCTGGATCTAAATATGTTGATATCATTTTTGATAATAATTTCCAATATCGTATTATTGCCAAAACTGGCATCTTTCCTTCATACTTCTTCATATAAATAGATTTTGTAGATGGAGCACCTTTGATTGTTGTATAAGTCACCTTTGTCTTACCAAACACGTAAACTAATTCCACCATTGCTGCAGGTGAGCCAGGATTAAATCTATATGGTACTGATTTCTTCACATGTAATTTCTTAGAAATCCTAAATTCATCTTCGGCTTTCTGTGCAGTAACATGACTTTTTATCAACTTCTTAACAATAGGATCAGAAATTACTTCATCATATATTTTGTCACGCATAGACGAATAAATCCTAACGTACCTATCCGCTATATATCCATCTATCATAAAACCATTCATCTCAATCTCACCAAGCAAATTTGATATTGAAACAAACAAACCACTATAAAATTCCTTTTGCTTGTCTGACAGCATTGGATATAATTTCTCTTCCAACAATAGAGTTGCTGCTGCATCCATAGCCGAATATGTTTCCAAAATGCTTAATGGAATATTTTCATACGACCCACCACGCTTTGGATCCGCATCTTTGTGCTCACGCACATAATCTACTAACACAGAATCATACTCATACATCCCAATATAAACACCTGCCAAACGCTTTAATCCGTGTGTACCCGACCTATTATCCAGCAAATAACTAATCAACATTGTATCACCACCAGCATCGAACCAATATCCCAATGTTGTATACGTATGTTTTTGGTCAAACTTTATGTTATGACCTATAATATTTCCGTTGTGTGATCGCAAAATATCAACTATAATTTCCTTAACCATATCAATATTCTTCCAAGGTGCTTCTGAATGATGTATTGGAACACTATAAGCTACATCCCCTGCAGCAAATGATACCGAAATAAGAATGTTATTCGCATTGAAGGCATCAAGATACCGTACCTCTGTATCATACGCTATGAACTCGAACTCATCAAGATACTTTTTCATCTCAAACAATTCATCCATTGTTTTTGGATAAGAATATCGCATACTAGATGCCGTAATCTTATCTGGATCGGCAACGAGTCTATCAAATGCTGTCATCATTGCAGATAACCACTGGTCCATGGGTTGCGGATTACGTAACAAATATGCTGGATGGTACAATGGCACGTATAACCTATCATTCTTATCGATAATGGAACCATTCCAATTCGTAATACCAGTTTCACCAAGTATCCCTGATAACGCACTATTACCTAACAAGAAAACCATATTTGGGTTGTATTGTTCTATCTCTTCCAACGCAAATTTGGAGCAGTATTGAATGGCTTTTTTCGTTATCTTGTTCATCGGAGGACGACAGCGTACAACATTTGTAAACCTTATATCCCTCTTTACATCAAATCCAACCTCTTCCAAAACTGTCCTAAGTAATTTCCCTGCCTTACCAACAAAAGGTTTACCCTGCGAATCCTCATCCTCTCCAGGTGCTTCTCCTACTATCAAAACCAATGGTTCATCAGAGCCATGTGACTCCATAAATGGAGTGTGACAATCTTTGTGTAAACCACAGCGTGCGCAAATTTCATTCATGGGACTTGTATACAGTAATAAATTATTTTTTTACCTGATGACAACTTATAAATTTCTTTTATTGTATGCATAGGATATTTAACATTGAAAATCTTTATTGCTTGTTCAAGACTGGTTGTATAGTAATAACCATTTTTATTTTTTGGTAACAACTTCGAACTGGATATTTCAATTGGTTCCATCTTCGTTGTCTTCATCTACAATTTTCTTCACTAATTGTAACTTATCCTCGTATGACAAACTGGAATTTTCCTGAATATACAACAATGCTAAAAGAGCATAACCAATAATATCCTTCAGAGTATCTTCGATACCCTCATCTACAACCAATGCATAAACCGACGCTAGAGTTTTCAGTCGGAGTATCTTATCATTTATACGAATTAGCGGAGTAAAAATTCCATATCGTTGCCATGCGTCCCCGTAATCATGATTCTTTTTAAGTACAAGATCTACAACAGCATCTGAAATATATTCCAACTTCCCTTTGGTTACTTCTACTGTAGTCATTTATTTCATTCCTCTCAATTTACTAAACTTGATAAGGCACGTACTTAGCACGTAAGTGACCCTGACCCAAACGTCCACGCTCGTACTTATCAAACTCACACAAACTGTGCTCAATATCCCTCATCTCCATATCTGGCACATATGCCATCAAGTAACGTTTAGAGACAGATAACAACTCACGCATGATTAACAAATACTGCTGTTCAGAAAATACAGCCTTCTTACAATAAACACCGCAAATTCTATCAATCCCTCGCATGGCACCAGGACCAGCATTTGCCCACGTCATAATATCAGTGGCATTCCTCAGATATCTTGTATGACGCAAATCAGTTATTACCTCGTACCGTGTAAATGGTCCGAATCCAAGTGACTTAAATCTCTTATATGCAGATTCCAGCGTATCATCAGGTGTTGGTTGTAATTCTTCACGATTCTTCCAAAGATCCCTGAAAATAAAATTCAGGCTCTGATTAGTTTTCATACCACCATTCTTAATGTTTCCATTAATCATGTGAGCCGATGTATAAATCTTAATTTTCATACTCTTCATTTTAGCAAACAACCCTTCCAGCGCTAGTATCAAATCTGGTGTGTAATTATTTATGTATCCCATCCTTTCAGCTGTTGGAAAGTAATTAAAGTGACGATAAACACACGTGTTGAAGAATAATTCTGGGTCATTAGCGTACGGCTCTCTGATATGTTCCCTGTACCAAACCGTTCCTCTATCCAATTCACGAAAAATGTTAGTAAACTTATACGTGTTAAGAATAACATCGGTTGTCCATGGACGTGGAAGACCAGCATTTTTATCAAGATATATTTTATATCGTAGATTTATGAACTCGAAATATCTGTGGACAACTATTGCATCTGTGATTGCCTCTTTATGCGATTGTTTCATGTCACCTCACTCCCATAAAAGATTTCTCAATATAAGAATTTTCAAATCTAAAGCCATCATCTTCATCCAAAATAGCCTTAATCTGTGCAACTGGATCCAATTTATGATTTATGAGTCTGGTAATAACACCAATTTCCTTAAACTTGTCAGCAGAATTTATTACAGCATAGTACGCACCTTCAGTATTTGCAGTGTTAAAAGGTTTAGTGTTTCCCTTTTCAATACGACGCTGACGAACTCTATCCAAACACACTTCTAGTGGTGTATCCATTCGTGCAAAAACAAAT